GTGACAATCCAGCACCATCCTGGAACATATTGTGAAGATGGACATGCCTATGAGTTTACAGTTCTTGTAGAAATAAACGACTGGGGCAACATGGAAATTATAGACATCAAGTGGAAGGATATTGAACCATTGGATGTTGATCTTGTTGAAGATGAGATCAAAGATAAATTTTTTGACACACAAAGAGAAAACTTGTAGTTATGGAAAAGTTAAAAAAGATATTATTAGGAATGGGTTATTTAACCTGGCTGATCTGCAACATTGCAGTACTATATGGAATTGGATGGGGAGCAATGAAACTCTTAGAATCTGAATCAGTAGGAGAGGTTTTACTGAAGCTTGCCGGAGGGATGATCATGGTATTAATGATGGTGATACTGAGTATTCTATGTTTAGGATTGGTAGCTATGATGTTTGGAGATGATGAGCTGGAGAAGAAACTAGATGACATATTTCCTAACATGTAAAAGTGCATTTCACAACACTTTTTGACAAATATCGCGTATCGCAATATGCAATAACATATAAAAGTGCATCTGAAAGCACTATTCAATGTAAAAGCATATAACGTAAAATAGTATTTCCCAAAGTGGGCAATTTGTAAAAACTATTTAAATAAGTAGATATGACAGCAATGGAGGAATTGATTGAATTTATTAATGTTGAATTTTATGCAGACCAAAGAATTTGGAATAAACTTGACGAACTAGAAAACCAACTCTTAACCAAAGAAGCTCAACAACGTGAGGAACTTTACGAACAAGGACAGGTAGACCTAATCAACGAAATAAAAGATAAGGTAGCACATTTGTTGGACAGAGATAATAACTCTGGTATAGACTTGGCTGCTGATCTGATTAATCTATTAAAGAATCTTAAACCAAAACAAAGATGAGTAAAGAAGAAGCAATAAAGTTTAAGCCCAACTATGTTGGAAGCGCAGCTGTTGATTCAGGACAGCTTATGATTTGTGATCCTTCTTACATTGAAGATCAATGGAAAGAAGAAGAATTCAAATTTGACGAAAGAGGATGTCAAGATCCTAAGACAGGTGAAAAACTTTACTATGGTAAGGATTTTCCAAATTATGCTGAGATAATACCAAAGCATGGTAAATCTATGAATGACTTGATGAAGGAAGATGGGTGGGTTCAATTACCTTATCCTGAAGCTGAATATGGTTTTAGCTATTATGCTTGTTGCAAGCAAACGCTTGAAGGTCACGGAGCTGGACCTCTTTCATTTAAAGCAGGACATGCCGGTGCAGGTGTTGCATTTAGAACAGCATGGGGTGATGGTTATTATCCTGTTTATCAGAAACACGATGAAGAAGGTGAACTGCTTTCTGTTGAAGTTGTATTTGATGCCGGTCTTATGGATGAGTACAATGATTTAATCCAAGAAGGAGAAGATGATACTTATCCACCTCATCAATTAAGAATCTATACAGATTTTGATGAGACAGATGGAAAGATTGTGTTCAATGAAGAAGCAATGCGCGAAGATTTTGAACATAAAATTGCACAAATGAAAAAAAAGTTTGAATAATGAGTCACCCACTACATCACAGTATCTCCTCAGTTAAAAAATGGGGAGGTACTGAAGAAGATTATTTACCAATACATAATTGGTTTGACGAAACAAAAGCACACTATCCTGATATGAGACACAGAGTACTGCGTCATCATGCTGAAGGTATATTTTGGTGTGAGAAAGAATTTGGCGTATACATAGTAAACTCTGATGGTAAAAAAGTACCAGTGAGAGCTATAGGTGAACAACATTGTATGGAAGATCTTGGATGGATTCCTACAATTAAAGATTATTTGGACAACATGGAAGTTGTAGGCTGGATGTTTAAACCAGGTGAAGGCAGAAAGTTGATGAAACAAATAAGAGAAGATAAACTAGATTATGTAAAAACTGATAAACCCACATTACCATGAGTAGAATAAAAGAAGCATTTGCTTGGTTTGATGAGCAAGCAAAAGAAGGAAAAGAACTTTCCATCTGTTGGGAAGGCGGAGGAGATTCTGGATGGGCATATTTCACCCTTGATGGAAGCAATATTGAAAATGAGCACACAGAGCTTGTAGTTGATCTAATGTATGAGAACCTTGATTATGGTTCTTGGGCTGGAGAGTTTTATGCTTCCGGTGAGGCAGTGTATGATCCTGATGAAAAGGCTTTTGAAGGTATTGACACCTACGGAAGTGATGAAAGTAACTACCTAGAGCTTACAGACAATCCTATTGTATTTGAGATTCCAAAACACTTTGCATTTGATCTTCTTGCTATAATGACAGAAGATGAAAACTGTAATACTCAAGCTGATTTTGCAGGAATGAACAGATTTAAAAGACCTGATGAGTCTGAATTTCTTAATGGTCTTTCTGAAAAGATTCGATCAGAAATACTTGATAGAATTGATAAGTATGAGAGCTCCTCAAAAGCAAGTGGAAATGAAATTAATAGTTTTTGGAATGAATACACTCTTCGCAGATCTGAAATGAGTGATAATGGTGATACATATATTGCTGTTATGAATGAGATTCACTTTTATGAAACAGAGTCTGAAGAAAGAAATATGCGAATAGAGTTAGAGACAATGTTAGAAAATGCAATATAGTATGGAAGGATTAGATTTTAATAGTATCCCAACTTTCACTTGTGAAGGTGTGGAAATGCCAAAAGAAAGAGCTGTCCAAATATGGAAGCTTACTTACAAAACAATTGAAGAGTTTGTAAAAGAAGTTATCAGTGGAAACCCAGCATTAAATCAGATACTTGGATATATTTCTGATAACTGGGATGATGCTGAAGAAGTGACTTTTGAAGAGTGCTTTAAAGAGCCTAATATTGAAATTAGAAGGCTTTTATTTAGAGGAATTGGAATGGAAGTGATGATGAAAGAGTTGAAACCTGAACTTTTAGGTAAAGAAACTCTTATTCACAAGCAGATAAAATGGGATGACGACAATGATCAGCTAGATGAAGTTACTCACAACAAGGAAGTTTATGAGCTTTATAAAATAGAAGGTACAAAGTTTCGCTCAGAAAAAGAGTTAGAAGGAAAAGATGAATGGGAAATAAGAAGAATGAACTATGATACAGTTTATGCTGTAAGATGTTGGTGTTGTTCAACTGATAGAGAATATTGGATTTACGTTCCTGAACATGCTTGTAAAAACTTTGATCCTATTGAAGCTATTGCTTGGACTGTAAGGCTAAATTATACTGATCCATTGTTTATTATGAGGCAAGGTGATGTCATTATTGCCAAAAATAGTCCAACATCAGTAGAATGTGCTCCTTATCATTTAGACAAGGAAACATATAGTCAACTGTTAGTAGCGGCATCATAAATAAAATTTTAAATATGAGAAAAATTAATAAACTTCAATTAACTCCTGGAGGAGCTCCAGAGAAGCATATTTTGAAATCAAAAACTGATTTTCAATATGCAAGCATTACACCGGATGGTCAATCTATTCTTTTTGAATTGAAAAATCCTGCTGTAATAACACATGATGAACACGACAAGATAGTTCTTGATCAAGGTGTTTATGTAAAGACTAACCAAGTGGAGTTTAATCCATTTACAAAACGTATTGATTATGTCTTTGACTAACTATAAATTCATTTGTGAAGAATGTGGTACAAATTATTCTTCCTCTCAAAAAGAACCGCCACCAGGAATACTTTGGTCTGATGGACATAGATGCAAACCTGTACCAAAAGACGAAAGAGCTAATATTCACAAAGGATTGAATTATGGGAAAGAAGAAAGGGAGCTATAAAACTCCCTTTTTTTCTCCTTTCTTTAATGTAAAATAAGTATGGTTATCGCCAAATATTGGAACTAATCTAACTCTTATTTTGTAATTTAGCAAGAAAAAGATGGCAAAAGAATTGAAAAAAGCTCTTTATCTAGATGACAAAAGAGTCCCAGTTAAAACTATTCCTGGTCATGAAGACTGGGTAGTAGTAAAAAATTTTGATGAGTTTAAGGATTACATTTTAGAAAATGGTATTCCTGATTATATCTCATTTGAGCACGACTTGCATGAAGAGCATGTACAAGATTATGTAAATTATCAAGGACAAGGTATTATGGCTATAAATTATGGTGATTTTACTGTTGAAACAGGTCTTGACTGTTTAAAATGGTTGTGTGAACATATTCAAGAAGATCATGAAAAAGGTGAAGGAAAACTTAAGCTTAATCTTGTTGGTATCCATAGCTTTAACAATCTGGGTGTTGAGAACTTACGCCACATGGCTAATAGTTTTAAAGAACATATGGGTTGGGCTGCTGATGCTTTTATAGCAAAGCCTGAATTTAATATTCCAGGAAAAGACAGACCACCTGATCTTGTTGAGATAGAGAAACCAAAAATAATTTTATAATGGAAATAGAAAAAGGATCAGCTCAAGTAGAAATTGCAGGTCCATTTGGCTCTGTATTCCTCTATGCTGAAGAAGGCAAAGGGATAATAGGAGCTCTGCATAGAGCTTTAAGTAAAGAAAAAAGGTGGAATGATCCTGATTATTTGTCAAGGATAATATTCTGCCAAATGGTTCCTGAAAAAGAATGGAACGGAACCAATAATTTTGGTATAGGGACTGAAATGTATGCAAATATTGACATTTTTGTTACAATTGATACTATCACTGAAAATATCACAATACAAGCTAGAGGATCTAGTCTTCAAGATAGATATAAAATGAGTTTTAAGCATTTTATAGATAGCTTTACTAGTAATGCTAGATTGTAGCTATATAGTGCAATAAAAAGAAAACTTTGTTGCACTAATAAACACAACTCTCAGAAAATTAATCTATTTTAGTGAGCATATTAAAATGCACACAAAATGTTAATTCAATTAGCCAATGGTAAATGTATTGAATTATCAGTTGAGCAATACTTAAGATTGTCTGACCAGGATTTAAAAGAACTAGAATCAATGAATTGGGGAGAAGAAATCAATGATCCATTTGCAATAAGCGTATTGAAATATGGACCATCTAAAAGATCTCAAACCAATCATGAAGAGGATAATGAAATTGAACCTGATTTAAATGACATATCTGATCAAGAAAAGCTCTCTGATAGTGATTTCATTGATACTGACAATATAGAAGTATGATTTTCTGAGTTTAAAAGACATCAGATATGAAGCCAAAACTAAAAATGTGTGCTGGTTGTGACCAAATGAAGCTCATTTGGAAGAACCATGAAGGGCAAAAGTATTGCAAAGATTGTTGGGGAAGAATTAAATCCTCAACTACAATTCAACTTTTAGCCAAGCGTCCAATTTTTAAGAAGGACGCATTCAAAAAAATCAAAACTGTTTCTGATAAGAAAAAAGCTGAAGATGTTATTTACAGCAAATTGCGTAAAGACTTCTTAGATAAACCTGAAAACTCTACATGTAGAGCTAAAATGCCAGGATGTTTAGGAGTATTTAAACAAGATTTGACTGTTCACCATATGAAAGGTAGAGGTAAATATTATCTTGACACTTCTACATGGATACCTTTATGTTTATCTTGTCATGAGTGGGTAGAAACTCACCCAAAAGAAGCAAGGGAAATGGGATTTTCTGGATCTAAAATTTCAGATGAGTAGATTTAATACCTCACCCCCCATTCAAACCACCAATAAACAAAAGAAAAGTTTAACTTTAACTGACTAAAACTTAAAAATATGAATAAGAAATTTGTTGGCTATTTTATCATTGGAGCTAAAACAAAAGAAGAAGCTCAAAAAGGAAAAGGATTAAAAGCATGGTCTACTAAAAAGCCTAATATAATTGTAAGATTCTTCAATAGAATTTTGCTAAATATTAGATGGGTAGACTCAATCAATACTATTAGTAAAAAATATGAGCCAAAGAGAGAACATCCAAAAGAAGGCCCTAAAAGAACTAGAAGGTCAACATCGCGCAGGTCTAGGGATTAGCATGGGTGTAGGTAAAACCTACATTGGATTGCAACACATGGAAAAAGAATATCACTATGGTGCTAGAAAATTCTTAGTTGTTGCTCCAAAGAAATCTATATTCCAAAGTTGGAAAGATGATGCTGAAAAGTTTAATCTTTCTCACATTATGGAGTATGTAACATTTACAACATACTTATCTCTTAAAAAGCAATCAACAGACTATGATGTTATTTATTTAGATGAGTGTCATAGTTTGCTAAATTCTCATGATTTTTATCTCTCAATGTATGGAGGGAAGATATTAGGTTTGACCGGTACTCCTCCTAGATATAAGAATTCTGAGAAAGGTAAAATGGTAGAAAAATACTGCCCAATTGTATATAAATACATTGCAGATGATGCCATTGGAGATGAGATATTAAATGACTATAACATCATTGTGCATAGACTTCCTTTAGATAAAAGAAGAACTATGCAAGTGAAAACAAAGACTGGAAGTTTTTTTACTAGTGAGCAATCTAGTTATGATTACTGGACCAATAGAATAGATCAGTCTTTTATAACTCCTAAACAAAGACAAATATTTAGGATAATGAGAATGAAAGCTATGATGGAATTTCCATCTAAAGAAGCTTATGCCAAAAGACTACTTGAAATGCAGCATGAAAAGACTATTGTTTTTTGTAACACAATAGAACAAGCTGATCAAATGTGTAAACATAGTTATCACAGCAAGAATAAAGATAATGATGAGAACCTGGATTTATTTAAATCAGGGAAAATTGAACAGCTATCTTGTGTTCTTCAATTAAGTGAAGGTATAAATGTTCCAGATTTGAGATGCGGAATAATCCTGCATTCTTATAGTAATGAGAGAAAGAGTAGTCAAAGAATAGGTAGAATGCTTAGACTAAATCCAAAAGATAAAGCTACAATTCATATTCTAATGTATGAAGACACTGTTGATGAAGACTGGGTCACAAAAGCATTGAAAGAATGGGATGAAAGTAAGATAATCTTAATGGATCCAATTATTTAATTATGCATAATATAATACTTAAACTTAAAATTGATGAAGATGGCCAATTGATTCCTGCTAATGAAGTAGAGAAATCAAAGTTAAAAGCATTTGCAGCATCAGCAAAAAGTGAAGATACGCTTGATGCGTTTATTACTGTAATTGATGGCAATGCTAAAACATTAGGTCAACTTGCAAAAGTGCATGTATTAATGCGCGAATTGGCAAATGAAACAGGGCATACACTTGATGAGATGAAAAGTTTTGTCAAGGAAAAAGCCGGTTTAATAGAACTAGATGAAGCTGGATATAAAGTTTTAAAAAGCTTTGCAGAATGTAGCAAAGGAGAACTTTCTAAAGCAATTCAAGAATGTATAGCTATAGGAGATGAAATTGGATGTTACCTTTATTGAGTATCATCCAATTTTAGTTTCTTTTTGAGATCGCCAACAGTGGTTTCTTCCAGATGGCCTTGTTCTTCAGCTTTAGTTTCAATCTCTTTACAGAGGATTATCATTGTTTCATAATGATAAATCCAATCATCTTTGATTTCTTGATTTCTAATTTGTTGTACAGCCTCTTTTATTTCTTTTGCAGATTTTCCATCTAAAATGCTATAAAGAAGGAGTTGCAATCTTCTATAATATCCTGTACTAACTTTAAGATCAATAAGTGAATCCTCTTTGATTACACTAATTGACTGATTATCATCAGAATCATCTGGAACTAGGTCTTTTATTAACTTATCGTCATTCATAATAACTATGTTTGCATCAAATATACAAAAAATGAAAATAGTAAAAGTAAAATTAAGCGAAATAACAGCTGATCCAAATTTAAATTTGTCAGCAAAATATTGGATAAAGAAAAAAAGCAAGAAAAATGGAAAGCAAAAAAGTAAAAATAAATCCTAGTGAGGTAAGTGACAAATTGTATAACGTTCTTAAGGAATCTAATACAGGTTGGCATAATTTATTAAAAGGATTTCTGTTGTCTAAAGATTTTGTAAACATATTGTCTACATTAGAAAATCTTGTCAATGATGATAAACGATTTACACCTCCTCTTAAGGATGTGTTTAGGGCATTTACAGAATGTCCTCTAGATAAGTTAAGAGTTGTAGTTGTAGGTCAAGATCCTTATCCACAGCTTGGAGTAGCAGATGGTATTGCATTTAGCTGCAGCAAGAAAGATAAGAAAGAAGCATCACTGAGATACATACACAAGGCAATTGCTAAAACTGTCTACAATGATGAAGTAGACTTTAACAGTTTATCCAATGACCTTTCAACTTGGTCAAACCAGGGAATACTTATGCTTAACACAGCTCTCACATGTGAGGTTAAAAAAATAGGAACTCATATTGACATATGGAGTCCTTTTATAGCCTATCTGTTTGATATGTTAAACTCTGGAGATCAAGAATTGATTTTTGTCTTCTTGGGTAAAAAAGCTCAAGGATATGAAGATTTAGTTGATGACATCACACACTTTATATTAAGAGCATCTCATCCAGCATCAGCTGCTTATAATAAACAAAAAGAGTGGGATTGTAGTGATGTTTTTAACAAAGTTAATGGAATTTTAGAGGCCCGTGAATGGCCTAAAATTATTTGGTAAATAGACTGATTTTCAGTATTTTTACATACACAAAAATCATATGAGTATACCAATTTTAAACAAGCCTTGGAAGAGGATAGGAGATGTATTGCAAGAAAGTATCGACTATATTCAAAAGAAGGCTGCAGGTATTATCAAATCTCTAAAAACTAGATGGAAACAATTCAATTCTATTGGTCTTAATGGTATTGAATGGCAATCTTTGTATGTATTGGCCGCAAGACCTGGTGTTGGTAAAACACTAATTGCAGCTACTATTGCAAGAGATCTTCCTAAGTTAAACAGAGATCAAGAATTTGCGATTTTACATTTTCAATTTGAAATGTTGGGCAGAAACATGGGTATAAGAGAGTTATCTGCCGCAAACAATCTGGATGTTAGATACATTCAATCTGCAGAAGATGATGGTATGCCTCCTTTGTCAGAAGGAGATTTAGATAAACTTAAGAAGTATGCTGAATCTCAAAAAGATAGAGAAGAGTATGTCATTGACAAAGTCAGTACAGTTAATCAGATGAAAGAGTACATATATGCTTTTTACAAAGATAAAAAAATGCCAATGGTTGTAACTCTTGATCACACTTTGTTGGTAAAACAAGGTGCATCAGAAACTCACCGGCAACAGACACTGCAGAATTTAGCAACAATGATGACTGAGGTAAAGAATGATTTACCTGTCACATTTATTGTCTTAACACAGCTTAATCGTGAGATTGATGATGCAGAAAGACAAAAACCAGGTAAATTATCAAACTATCCTACAGAAGCTGATGTGTATGGTAGTGATTATTTACTTCAATGTGCGGATGTAATGATTGCATACAACAGACCAGCTAAATACAATTTAGCACAATATGGTCCGCAAAAGTTTGCAATTGAACCAAAAGACAAGTTTTTACTTGCAGCACATGTTATAAAGAATAGATTTGGAGTAACAAGCATTCAATGGTATAAAGCAAATTATGCTACAATGTCTATTGAAGAAGCTCCAACACCAAAATCAGCATCATTTACAAGTTAAATTATTAATTATGAGTTTTAAAGCAGAAGACAAACCTAAAAAACACATCAGTGAGTTAACAAAAGAACTCAAGCCTTTTTGGGAAAGCCTGTTTGATGCCTATGAAATAGGTAATCCAACATTTGGAGCAAAGCTAGGCTATATGGGTAAAGAGTTTGGAGAACCACGAGTTGCATGTGTTAGGTTTTTTCCTAATGAATTAAGCAGTGGTAATGATTATTATCTAGAATTGTTCAATTGGGATCAAGATCCTTTTCATGAAGGTCAGAGAGTTTTGTATAGACATAAGTTTGATTCTGAGTGGGAGAAAAAGATTGGATCTAAGTATGTAGAAGTAGAAGTTGCATCTTTATCTACCCCTACATATGCTGTTAAAGTTTCTGATCTTGAATTAGTTAACGAGACAGACATTAAAGCAGCTTATCCAGAACTTGATACCAATACTGCTTCTGAAAAAGATGAGGTTCCTTGGCATGAAGATGAGGAAAAGCAAACTGAGATGTTCATTGAGCAAGAAGATGATCATTATACAAAGATGACGATTAGAGACTTGTACTGCATGATGAATGAAGTACCTATGTCAAATAAAAAGTGGTTAAATACATTAATTAAAAATGGTTCAGAATGGAAGAAAAAGTAAAAGTAAAAGGTGTTAAACTTCCCACAAAAAAAGTAAAGGCTATTAGTCAAAGTCCCAAAAACATGATTATTTTCAGCAAGCCTAAAGTTGGTAAAACAACTTTGTTATCACAATTAGATAACTGCTTAATCATAGATTTGGAAGATGGTTCTGATTATGTAGATGCCTTAAAAGTTAAAGCGAGTTCTGTAGCTGACATCAAGGAGATTGGAGAGGCTATAATTAAGGCAGATAAGCCTTATAAGTATATTGCATTAGATACAATAACCGCATTAGAGACAATATGTATTCCTTATGCTGAACAATTGTATTCAAAAAGTCCAATGGGCGCAGCATGGTTTGAGAAAGGTAAACCTAAATATGGGAGCATATTAAATATGCCAAATGGTGCAGGTTATCCTTGGCTTAGACAAGCTTTTGAGAAAGTTATTGGATATGTTAAGACATTAGCACCACATATCATTCTTATTGGACACATAAAAGATATTCTTCTTGAGAAAGGTGGATCAGAATTTAGTGCGCTAGATTTAGATCTTACAGGTAAACTTAAAAGAATATCTACATCACAATCAGATGCAGTTGGTTATCTTTACAGAAAAGGTAATCAGAATATTTTGAGTTTTAAGACAAGTGATGAAGTATCTTGTGGAGCTCGTCCAGAGCACCTTAGAAACAAAGAGATTGTTATCTCTGAAATGAAAGAAGACGGATCTATCCAATCAAATTGGGATAAGATCTATATTGATTAATCTATAATTTAAATTTAAAAAGTATGTTTAAAGCAACAGACGCAGGTACAGGAGGAGCAAGTAAAATCCTCAAACCAGGAACACACTTATGTCGTATTGTAGACATTAGAGTAGAAACTCCACCTTATGACAGCAACAATCGCCAAATTCAATTAGTATTGGAAGGGATAGATCAAGGAGACAGTTTTGAAGGTGTCTTTATTGATAAGGATAAACCAGAACTAGGGAAATACAGAGGGATGGTTGCAACTGTTAAGCATGATCTTTATGATGTTAAAGATTTTGAATGGCAAGGAGAAAATATTCCCAAAGAACAGCAAATCTATAATTGGATAAACAAATTGGCAAGAGGTTTAGGTGCTCTAGGAGAAATGAACGCTAACAATGTATCCGGTGAAACAATTGAAGATTATGTTTCTGAAGCAAAAAAGTATATTGTTAATCCAGATGTATGGGCTTACTTTACTATTTGTGGTAAAGAGTACTACACTGAGGGGTACAATCAACCAAACTACAGGTTATTCTTAGCATGCAAAAGTATGCTTGATAAAGAGGATAGACCTAAATACAAAAACAAGAATCCGTTTATCTTAGCGGAAGACAATTCTGATGAATATGTGGCAGAATTACTAAATAGCGATAAGTTTATTAACTTTGATCCTGCTATTCATATTATAAAAGCTAAAGCTCCTGAAGCTCCTGCAGAGATAGATAGTTTTAGTTCAAACGGGCAAGCAAGTGATAGTCAGGGATCTGACCTTGATTTGTAAGCCTTTTTTTTCATAGTTGAGAGGGTGTCATTAGTTTGACACCCTTTTTTTTATCTTTGAGCCTATGTTTTCAAGCAATCATTATATAGAAGATGTAAATGACATACCACCAAGGTGGATTTTTGAGAACTATCTTGATTTAAATGTACCATTGAACGGTAATAGAGTAAGGATAAAAAGTTTATTCAATCCTGCAGACAAAACTCCTTCCATGTTTATTTACTATAACAGGGATTGTAACTGTTATAAGTTTAAATGCTTTTCAACAGGAAAAGGAGGAGGTGCTGTAGATTTGATGATGCATATTTGGAATGTAGATTTTAAACAGACTTGTGACAAAATCATCAAAGACTATAGTGACTATCTAAAAGATGGAAAATCCCCAGAAAAACAAACTTTTGATTTAGTTACCTGGGTTCCTGGTTCTTTTGAGCATAGGAAGTGGACAACAGCTGATGCAAAATACTGGTCACAGTTCAATATTGGAAGTGACCTTTTAGAAGAGCATGGTGTATATCCATTGAAGTCTTATAAGATGTTTAAATACAACTCTGATGATACAATTGTAGATTCTTTTGAAATTTGTGGAAATCATATATATGGTTTTTATGATACAAAAGGAAATCTATGCAAGATATACCAACCTTACAAAAAAGAAAGAAAGTTCATAAAAATAACTGACTATTTACAGGGAAGCGATCAACTTAAAGCAAACAAATACTTAGTAATAGCATCATCCCTTAAAGACATAATGACCATAAAAAGCTTAGGCTTTAGAGTTGACGTAGTTGCTCCTCATAGTGAGAATACTTTAATTAGCAGTGAGATCATGAAGACATACAAGAAACTATACAAAGCTGTTGTTTCTGTACTGGATAGTGACCAGGCGGGTATAAATGCTATGAAAGAATATGAAGAAGCATATGGAGTACCATTTTGTTATCTACCTTTAGAGAAAGATATCAGTGACATCGTTAAACATCATGGAAAAGATGTTGCGCTGCGGGAATTATCTCCAAAGTTAGACAGAGCAATAGAAAAATATCTTCAGAAAAATTAGTATGTTTGCCTATAATCTGAAGACTTATGATTAATTGGCAATGTGACTTCAACAAGAAGACAAGATTTGTTTCTTGTATTGAAGATTTTGACAGCCATGAGAATCTTGTTGGCTTTGTGTATAAAATCACAAACTTAAAGACCGGCAAGTTTTATATTGGTAAAAAGAGCTTTTTTCACACAAGAAAAACAGCTATCTCTAAAAGAGAAAAAGCCCAAACTGGAACCAAAAAAAGATTTAAGCGAGTATCTAAAGAGTCAAATTGGTTGACTTATTATGGATCATGTAAAGAGCTTAAAGACGATATAGGCCAAATGGGAGCTGATCTTTTTAAAAGAGAAATCCTTGAAGTATGTTGTACTAAAAAGTATCTAGGATACTGCGAAGTAAAGCATCAAATTATAAATGATGTACTTGGCAAAGAAAGCTATAATGGAAACATTTTAGGAAGATACTACCCCAAGGACATAGAAAATTGTAACAAATAATATATGGCAGCAAGTAAATTTATAACGCCACCGCCTCTTTCAGAGAGGATTTCAAAAGAAGAAGAGTTCTTTGCGAAGAACTTTTACTTGTCTTATTCAGGATTAAACAAATTGTTATATAGTCCTGCTTTGTTTTATAGTCACTACGTACTTAAACAAAGAGATGACAGCTATGATCAGAACATGGTTGAAGGAAGCTTGATTCATTGTCTTCTTTTAGATAAAGAAAACTTTGATGATAAGTTTGTACTTAGCCCAGCTGATACACCAAGTGATTCTCAAAGAGATATATTGGATTCTTTATACATTCACTATAAGTCCCTTGAAGACGACTCAAGAGAAGAACTTCATGATTTTTCAGGAGCTGTTCTAGACTTGTTAGAGGACAGAAACCTGTATCAATCTATGAAAGAGTCAACAAGAATTGATAAAATGATAAACGAAACTACAAATGCTTATTGGGAATATCTCAAAAAAGCTGAAGGTAAGTTAATCATTGATCAGGATACTTATGACTTTGCAAGATCTGTAGTAGACAAGATTACAACAAACTCTGTTGTAATGGATACTATGGGTTTCTTTGGAGATGAAATGAATGGAATTTCATGCACCAATGAAGTTGAGTTAATGATGGAGGCTGATGTTTCAGACTATCCATTTGGATTTAGAGGTTTTGTAGATAACCTTGTTATTGACAAAGAGAATAGAATCATTAGAATAAATGATCTCAAAAAAACAAGCAAGACATTGTCTACTTTTCCAGATTCAATTGAATATTTCAACTATTGGGCTCAAGCAGCTTTGTATACAATCTTAATAGAGGATGCTTTCTTAAGTCTTCCAATCTATGATGGATGGTCTACTGAATTTAGATTCATAGTTGTTGATTCTCAAATGCAAATTGCTCCAATAAAAGTGTCTAGTGAAACTATGGCACAATGGAAGGAGAAACTTAAAGATGCCTTACTAAAAGCTTCTTACCATTTTGAGAAACGTAATTTTGAAGCACCTTATGAGTTTTTAACTGATAAAGAATTGGTAATATGATAAAAGATATTTATAGGGATTATTTCCAAAAATCATTTACTTTTCTTTACCCACTCTTAGGATTTAAGAGAAAAAAGCATCCCAAGCCAGTGCATACATTTATGTATTGGCCTGGTGAAGATGTTAGCAATTGCAATCTTTATTGTCTTTACAAGAAAGATGATAGCGAAACATGGAAGCTTTTTGAAGAAGGCAATTTGATAAATCATGAGAGATTAGAGAGATGTGAAAACATAGATGATGACCACATTCTTTATGTTTTTAATCTTTCTAGCTTTAAAGATGATTTTGATCACATTGCTAATGGTAAGTATTCTCAATTTTCAAGAGAAGCTAAGAAAAGAATATCTGACTATTACGGAGTGCATACTCCTGAATGGGTTTATATTGAATCCTTTTTATTTCCATCAAAGTATTATGGCATTTATGCTGAAATACTTAATTGTGAAGAAAACCAACTAAAAGATGTTGGTGAACTTTGTCCAAAGTATGATCCTCATAAGGAAACTTTTGACAAGGATTCTTTTTTATTAATGGCTAACACATAAATAAATAAATATGGCAACAAAAAAAATGTACGAAAGCATGCTTGTTTATAGAAGCAACTGGTACGGAAAAGACAGTTTCAGAATGATGCCCATTACTGATGATTGTCCATTTTTGGAAGTGATTTTTGATCCTTCTACAAAAGTTCTTGCAGTTATTGGAAGAAGTATGAAAGACAAACCTCAAATGGTTCCAAAATTAAATGGCAAAGGGCAGCCAATCACAGTTAAAAGTGCTGAAGGTACAGCTGGATTGGCGGAAGAAAGACTTGTGTTTGAGTCTTACTATGAATACTATGTTGATGATCCAGAGGATATTAAAAACTTCGTAAAGATGTATGCGTTAAACTTTGATCATCCAGCAGTTAGTATTTTTGAAACAATTTTTGAAGAAGAAAAAGTAGAAGAGTAAATATGAGGCCAAAAGAATTCTGGATAATGGACTATGAAACCATTGTGAATTGTTTTGTTGCTGTATTTTCTTCTTATTCTTCAGAAGCAAAAAGAGTATTTGTAATTCATGATCTGAGAAATGATATTGAAGAGCTAGTAGAATTTTTGCAAGAAAATGTACAACAAAAAGATTGGCATTTTGGTTTTAATAACTTGGCATTTGATGCTCAAATTACTGAGTTTATTCTTAGTAGAGCAGAACATCTCAAAAACATGGAGTCAGCAAGTGATATTGCAGAAGCAATATATGCCTATGCTCAAAGTGTAATTGAGAAATCTAACAATGGCGAATGGTTGGATTATCCAGAATTTAAGCTTTCTATACCCTGTGTAGATATATTTAAGTTAAATCACTGGGACAATAACGCAAAAAGATCTTCACTAAAGTGGATTCAGTTTACAATGGATTGGCATAACGTAGAAGAGATGCCGCATCCTCACAATGAATCTGTTAAAGACGAGGAAACATTGCAAGATGTTATTGACTATTGTATTAACGATGTTGCTTCAACTGAAGCGATATTTAAACTTGAAGACTCAAAGGGAGAAAGAGTAATGTCTTCTCAGATAAATCTTAGAGCTCAACTTAGTAAAAAGTACAACGTTGCGTTGCACTCTGCTAGTGAGCCAAAGATTAGTAAGAATATATTTCTTCATTTCCTTTCTGAGAAATTAGGGAGAGACAAGAGAGATATACGTGACCTAAGAACTTATAGATCTAGTGTTACGTTAAGAGACATAATACTTCCTTACATTAAATTTGAAACTCCTGAATTTACAAGTGTTCTGAACTGGTTTAAAAGTTTAGAGGTAGATACCAGGATTTTAGATGAAAGTGATAAGAAGTTAGGTCCTAAGCACCGAATGATGCATAAATGTGTTCCTACTGACTATGCGTTAGGAGGAATACACGGATGTATAAAGTCTGGTGTTTATGAAGCAGGTCCAGGTAAGAAGATTATGACAGCAGATGTTACATCTTTTTATCCTTTCCTTGCAATTACAAATGGATGGTCCCCAGACCAAATACCTAAAGAAGAATTTTGTGAACTTTATAAAGGGTTCTTTGATGAAAGAAAAAAGTATGCAAAAGGCACGCCTTTAAACTACTTGTTTAAAATTGTCCTAAATTCAACTTATGGTTTAAGTAAGAGTAGATACTCATTCCTATATGATCCTGAGCTTACATTTAGAATTACAGTAAACGGTCAACTGTTGCTGTCAATGCTATATGAAATGCTGTCAACAAGAATACCAGGATCAATTCCTTTAATGCAAAATACAGATGGTCTAGAATTCATTATTGATGAAGAATATGAAGATGAGTTTTATGCTATATGTAAAGAATGGGAAGAGCTGACAATGTTGCAGCTTGAAATTGACGAGTATCAAAAAATGATAATTGGAGATGTAAACAACTACATCGCAGTATATAAGAATGGAAAAACAAAATGCAAAGGTAGATTTGAGTTTGAAGGTTTAGCCCTTCATAAGAACAAATCTCATTTGATTATACCTAAAGCATTGTATGCTTATTTTGTTTATGGTAAAGATCCTAAAGAATTTTTACAGGAAAACAGAAACATTTTTGATTACTGCATTGGTGCAAAAATTAGAGGCAATTGGTATTTTGAAGAACGAGGAGTTGACCAGGGGAACTATTTCTCCAAAAAGCTCCAAAAGCTTGTAAGATATTATGTTTCTAATAAAGGCAACAAGATTATCAAATGCAACCCTGATGGCAGGGAAATACAACTAGAAAGTGGACCTCATCTTATGACATTATTTAACCAGTATGAAGAAAAAAGCTGGGAAGATTATGGTATTGATGAGAAATACTATCTGGACAAAATATATGATGAGATAGAAAAAATAGAATCTGACTCATCAACTTTACCACAAAACGAATCAGTACAACTGAGTTTATTTTAATCCTTATTATTATGAAAAGAACATTGAAAGGAATGGATGCTTACTCCAAAATCTTGGCACGCGAGCTTCCTGAAAAAACAGCAACGTACACACCTATTTCACATGCAGATGTAATTAACCAGGTTAGATCAGAAATCACAAGTGCCGGTTATATTATAACCAAAGAAGAGTATAGGTGTACAAATGATGGCGATGTAGCCATTGGAATTTTTAGTATGAAATATGAAGAAGATCCTGATATTGAATTATCAGCAAACTTCTTAAACTCTTACAATAAGCAGTATGCATTTAGATTTGCATTAGGTGCTGTTGTAAAAGTATGTCACAATGGTATGATTTTAAACAATAACAAGTTTGGATCTTACAAAAGAGTTCACAAAGGTGATGCAGACATTTTGGCTGAAGGTAAAATTAAAGAATTCATTGAAGACTCATCAGAGTATTGGGAATCTTTAGTTGAGCACAAAGACAAGATGAAACACATAGTTTTGACTAAAGCAGAAATTTATAATGTTTTAGGTAAACTGTTTTATGAAGAGAATCTTCTTAACACTATGCAGTTAAATATAGTTAAGAAGGAGTTAGACCTTCCTAGCTTTGATTACAAAACTCCAGATGAATCAGCATGGACTCTTTACAATCACATCACTCTTGCATTGAAAGAGTCTCATCCTTCTACTTGGATCAAAGACCAGTCTGAAGTGCATAGAGTATTTGATGAACTTCTCACATTACAAGATGAGACTGAAGAACCAATTCTTGATGGAACTGAATTTAGTGTAGAAGAATAAAAAAGCCCCCAATTAAGGGGGCTTAGAAGAAGAAAAAACCAACTATATGCATGAGCGTATGTTGTCTATTTTAGAAGGCCTGGCTTACGCTGGGCCTTTTTATAGAGATAGTAACATCTCTACAAGTTTAGGATGTGGATACATATCCACTTTTCCCTTACGAACATTTGTATGTGTCCACAAACCTGGATGTTTTTCCACGTAGTCTGTATCACGAAAATCAAATGCTTCAAATGCTCCCTTTTCTTTTATTAGTTCAGGGAGTCCTTTAGTAACATCAATATTATCTCTTTCAGCTATATATAATGTCAGCTTTCTGAGAGATTCAATTTGAGCATCTGTATAATTATGCCAGTATTGATGTCCACGGAACTTTCTTCCAAGATCAAAAATTTGATCAGGATGAGCTTCAGTTCCTACATATGTGTAAAACTTGTCTGGATCTTTTGATATCCAGGTTTTACCATTAGAATTTCTTTTATAGTAACCTCCTTGAGTAAGCTGACCAAAACAATTGACCTCAACTCCTACAGAATGTGTGTGAACAGGTCTTCTACCAACTGCTAAATGCCAACCATATCCCCCAGCGGGGAATGCTTGAACAACTTCTCCATCAAATTGAGAGTCGTTGTTAGTAATTTTTTGACCACCAACACAGAACTCAGTGGCAACTTCACCACGTTTGTCATTACTCCAGTTTCTGATAGTCTTATATGGATTATTCCAACCTGCAGTATGATGTAAAAAGAACCAACTCTTTTTTGTTGGGCCAGGGAAGTATTCATCTTTAGGCATAAAGGCTTGGTTAATTACCAATTCTCCATGTCTAATGGTATCATCACCCAAGTCTTCTTTTTCTTCATTGATATGGGTATCAACAAGACCCATCGCTCTGAGTGTTTTTGAACCCACAATACCATCATCGCTAAGATTATTTTTTGATTGCCATTCTTTAACAGCTTTCTCAGTCATTGGACCAAAATCCCCGTCTGCTGTGATCCCTAAAAAGATCTGCAATTGCTTTACATTTTCGCCTTTGTCCCCTCTTTTCATCATTTCAATAAATATCTATTAAGTTTTCCTTTTATTACTCTATATATCAGGTATAAAAGAAGAATGAGAAGAATGATTCCACCTGCCCACGCTAAGAAATTAATAAAACCTGGTATATGTTTTTCTTTAACAGTGATTGTTTTTGTTTGTGTGCGATCAACGTACACAGTATTACCTTTTATTGTTTTGTAAACTGTATCAACTACAGCTCTAGATTTGTACCTGTTATTACGAAGTTCAGTTTCTAGAGTAGCTATTTCACCTTCTCTTTCAGAAAGGCGAATAGAATACACATTACCTAAAGAATCACAGTAAACACTATCAATAACCTCTACAGTTTCACCTGGAAGAGTGATAGTTGTATCTCTGTATTTAATAACAGTAACAGTACTATCTTTATTGGGACACAGCTTGCAATATTTGTCAAGCTTGTTTTGAATACGCTTTGCTCCATCACATGATTGAAGCAATGCAGCTGTAGCAATTACAGCAAAAATAATTAGTTTTTTCATTGTAAGAATGTTATTTACATTCCCACCATCCTCAATATAAGATACGTTTAATTATCACAATAAACAAGAATTTTTTTTAGAAGATTCTTTATATATTTACTTGCTTCTAGCAAATTTTATGGCGACATTTGTTGCCTTTCCATTTTAATTTTTAACCCTTTAAAAAGCATAAAACATGGCTGATGAAACTATTACTCCCCAAGATATACCCTGGGGACCTGTAGGTTATATTACCTATAAAAGAACTTATTCTCGTGCAACAAAAAACAACAGAACAGAAGAATGGCCTGATACTATTGAAAGAGTGATTAAGGCTAGTAAAAATCAACTTAATGTTGGATTTACTGAAAAAGAAGAAGATGAAGTTAGAGACATGATGATGTCATTGAAAGGCACTGTGGCCGGCAGATTCTTGTGGCAACTTGGAACTAAGACAGTTGACAGGTTGGGACTACCTTCTCTTCAAAATTGTGCATTTGTTGTATGCGACAGACCTATTAGACCATTTACATGGACATTTGAAATGTTGATGTTAGGATCAGGTGTAGGTTTTAATATTCAAAGGGAGAATGTTTATCAAATCCCCAAAGTATTAAAAAAAGTAAAGATTGAAAGAAAAGATGTAAATGACGCAGACTTTATAGTTCCTGACTCAAGAGAAGGTTGGGTAGAACTTTTGAGAAGAGTGTTGGAAGCATCTTTTGTTACAGGTGAAGGATTTACATTTGCTTGTCATTTGATTAGATCTAAAGGATCTCCCATCAAAGGATTTGGCGGTGTTGCATCTGGACCTGAAGACTTAGTATGGGGTATGTTTGAGATAAACAAACTTCTCAATACTATGTCAGGAAAAAGACTACGACCAATTGATTGCTTGGACATAATGAATATCATAGGTAGAATTGTAGTTGCAGGTAACGTTAGGCGTTCAGCTCAAATTGCAATTGGTGACTGTGATGACATTGAATACTTAAAAGCAAAACGCTGGGACTTAGGAGGAATACCAAATTGGCGTTCAATGTCCAATAACTCTGTAGCATGTGATGATGTATCACTTTTACCAGAAGAGTTTTGGGAAGGCTACAAAGGCAATGGTGAACCATATGGTTTAATTAACCTTGATGCCGCAAGAAGAATGGGTAGAACAGGGGAGCTGGATTATCCAGATCCTGATGTAATGGGATTTAATCCTTGTGCAGAACAATCTCTTGCAGATCATGAGACTTGTTGCTTAGCAGAAATCTACCTACCAAATATTGAGTCGTATGAAGAACTGAAAAAAGTTGCGACTTATCTCTATAGAATTAACAAACATTCACTAGCAATCAAATGTGCTGTAAAAGAAACTGAAGACATTGTCCACAAGAACATGAGAATGGGTATTGGTGTGACTGGTTATCTTCAGGCTACTGATGAACAGCGTGATTGGTTAAGTGATTGTTACATGTATCTAAGAGCATATGACAAAGAATACAGTAGACAGAAAGGATTTAATCCTTCCATTAAACTTACCACTGTAAAACCATCAGGAACTTTGAGCTTACTTGCCGGAGTAACTCCTGGAGCTCACCCTGGTTATTCAACTTACTTTATCAGAAGAATTAGAATGGCTTCTGATAGTCCTATTGTAGACGTATGTAAGAACCATGGGTATGATGTAGAATATCAAAGAAATTTTGATGGAACAGAAGATCACAGCACAGTTGTGGTTTCGTTTCCTTGTAAATTCCCTAATAACACAGTTGTAGCTGCTGATCTTTCAGCTGTTGATCAACTAAACGTTACTAAGAAGCTACAAACAGAATGGTCTGACAATGCTGTTTCAGTCACAATTTACTATCGTCTTGAAGAACTTGACGCTATTAAAGAGTGGCTTGCAGAAAATTACATAAATGTAAAGTCAGTTTCATTCTTATTACACAATGATCATGGATTTGATCAAGCCCCTTATGAGGAAATTACTAAGGACGTGTATGAGGAAATGAGCTCTAAAGTGAAACTTATAACAAATTTAGAGGGACAAATCTCTCTTGATGATATGGACATTGCTGACTGTGAAGGTGGTGCGTGTCCAGTGCGATAAGCAGTTAACCAGGCATTTTGAGAGGGATAATTCCCTCTCTTTTTGTCTAAAAACAATTTTATGAGAATAAAAAGTGTAAGTGAGGTGGAGCAAGTTAGAAATTTACTTGAGTCACATTTTGGAGAAATGCCTGAAAACTTTATCATTGAAAGTGAGGAAGTTGTAAAGGAATGTAAACACTATGGTGGTTTGTATAATAAACTGACATTCCCAACTTTTGATTTAAAAGTATGTGGAGTAAGAGTAGCAAATCAGATAGCAGAAGTTGAAATATTATGAGATTAGCACAAATTATTTTAGCAGGAACATCAATGTTCTTATTTGGATTAATGCTTGGAGCAAACTATTACAAAGTTGTAGAGTTTGAATATTTACAAGCTCATCCCACAATAGACACAGTCTATATTGAAAAAAGAGATAGTATTGATAAACTTATTGATGCTATTATTCATGTAGAAAGTAGAGATCTTGACAGTGCAGTAAACCGTAGAACCAATGCAGTTGGCTGTATGCAAATCAGACCAATAATGGTAAATGAAGTAAACAGGATTCTGAGAAAAAAACAATTTCCACTGGTATATGATCTACATGACCGGTACAAAAGAGATAAGTCTTTACAAATGTTCTATATATGGAAGGCATATCATCACAGAAAATCCGACTTAGAAACAATTGCTAGGTGTTGGAATGGTGGAACAAATGGCGAAAACAAAAAGGCAACCTATAGTTATTGGGTAAATGTAAAAAGAAAAATGAAAAATGAAGAAGAGAAAATTTAATGTGAGAAAGTTTGCAGAGGAAATTGTGTCATCAGTCAATGCAACAAGTAATAACTATGATGCAGTAGAAGCTGTTGAAGAAAAACTTGAACAAGTAATTGCACTCGCAGAACTAACAATTAAAATGCATGAAGTAAATAAAGAATGACATTATATCATGGTACAGACCGTAGAAATTTAGGCTCCATCTTATCAAAAGGATTGTTAAAATCTGCTTTTGAAGGTGGAGTTTATCTTACAGACACAGCTGAATCAGCCTTAGCATGGACAGCAATAAGAGTTGCTGCCGCAGGAGGTTCTGAGATTTTAGTTTGTGAAGTTGAAATTGACGAAAATAATTTGCAATTGGGATGTGATCACAGCCCTGCTATGCAAGAAATATTTGGATGTGGTGAATCATATGTGCACAAAGGCGACATCCCAACAAAGTGCATTAAAAATTATACAGTTTATGGCACTAAGAAAAATGTTTGACTTTTTAGCAACAAACAGTGTAAGTCCTAATGGACTATATGTTTTAAATGCAATGCATGAGAAATTCTATCATCATAAGTATGTGAACCTGATAACAGAACAGCATAGGCTAGAGTTGTCAGGCCACTTGAAAAAGAATGATGCCGGTAAGTATGAGCTAACAAATAAAGGGCTCTTACTTATTAGGGATTCTCAGAAATTCTTTAAGACATCTGCAAAAAAGAAGAAGGTTCCGTTTGAAGAATGGAAAGATAAGATAGTCATGTTTAATGAATTATTTCCTAAAGGAAGAAGACCTGGGTCAAGTATTGGTTACAGGACACCACCTAAAGAGTTATACTCTAGGTTTGCATGGTTTTTTGAAGAGTACCCAGAATATGACTGGGAAATGGTTATAAATGCAACAGAAAAATATGTTAAAGTATTTGATGAGAACAATGACTATACGTATCTTCAGAGCTCAAAATATTTCATAAAAAAAGATGATCGTAATAAGAACACAACCTCAACATTGGGGTCTATTTGTTTTATGATTGCAGAAGGTGAAGATTTTGAAATTGATCAAGGACATCATTATTTTGGACCATGAGTAGAGATATACAGGCATACGAAGCTGAAATGATAAAAAACATGATCCACAAAGGATTAACTTTGCAGAATATTCATGAACGAACAGGAAGATCAGTAAAGTTTTTGCAGAAAAATTTTGGCAATTTTATAAAACATAAACCCAAGAGAGAAGTATTAGGTCACAAAGATGAACCATACTACTCTGAAAAAGAATTACTAAATTTGGAACATCATTACAATTATGATTCCTTAAGTGATGATGAAAAAAAGATATTCCACGGTGAATAGTGTGGATGTTTTGTGGGTTAATTAAAAAAAAGGGAGGCAGGAAATAACTGTCTCTCTTTTTTTTATCAGAAGGTTTATTTGAGTTTACTCTATTGGAGGCATTTGATTTAATCTTTCAGCCTAAACATCTTTATTTGCTAGAACCATAGCTAGAAAAGCTCGTAGCTTATCTTTATCTGCTTCATTCATAGCAGCATAGTCTACATCTTCAGTAGCTTCAAAGTCTACGACAGTAGAAGTCATTCTTTCAATCCAAAATTCTGATAACGTATTATCTATGTTGGTTTCCCTGTTATCAGCAAATAATGCAATAGCATCATCATAAATTGTCTGCTCCTCTGTTGTTAAATCTTCTCTCATTAAACACGTAGTAAAATGAGTTCCTGAATCATCGTTGCCATAAATATCCATGTGTTCAATATTAGGAACGTCTGTTGTTGTTGAAGTTGCTCTAACCATTGCTTAAAATTTAAGGTAATTTAGGTACTATAAAAGTAGGAATTGCAGCATATCCTGTACCCCAAATATCTGAATACGTTGCTCCAACTGGCACGTTTGCCGTTGTGTTAACTGTTCCTATAACTGCGAGACTTGTGGGTACGTTGCCTTTTACAAGTTCAGAGCCTAAGCCAATCGCACCCCCCTTCTCAAACGAAGAGTTGTAGCTATAAATTTCAGCAGGCGTTGTACCTCCTCCTACACAGAATATAATTGAATCTAAGTTATCTATATCATCATTATAAACAGCACAATCTTTAAAATACAATTCTTTTCCACTACCTGCTATTACACGAGTACCACCTGTAATGATAGAGCCATTGAATCGCCATATTTGTTTTGAAGCACCTCCCCATTGTGTTAATTCAAGCCAGATTGGCGCACTTGACTTTAGTCCTACAGGGCTTCTAGCAATAATATTACCATTAAAATTAAACTCTCCATAAAGTGAGCGATAATCAGTAGTAATACATGGTTGGTTATTACCAATAACATCCCCATTGACTTCTAAAGTTGGAAAATCAACTGCGGAAAATGTTGCAAAACTATGAACAACTCCTATTTCATAAGTAGTTGGTGGAGTATAATTACTAACACAATCACCATTTATAATAAAATCAGTATCAAACGCGGAGTCTGCTATTCTAACTACTGACCTATTTACATTACCGTAACTGAAAGTTTCGTAGTCATCAATTATCCTACTTTCAGGGCAGTTGACAATGAATCTTCCTCCTCCTCCGCATTGCCTACCAAACCATACATCGTGTTGTGATTCAACATAGTACTTAATATTAAATTCAAATGTTGCCCCTGTTCTTAATCTTGTTGCGTAGGCTCCACCATTAATACAGTTGCACCGAATAAAATCTGCGCTCATTTTAACGTATGGGAAAAGCCCAAAACCTACGCTGTCTTCAAAAATTATCCGATTGCAATTTAGGGCGTGAGAAAATTCAAAATCAATATTGGCGTTAGTATCATTTATACGCAATATGTATGCGTTTCTTCCATCCCATACAGCTTTTCCACTAAATTTAAAATTAGTAACTCCTGCGCCTTGAACTCTTATACCACCGCTAACAATTCTAACACCTTCCATTGCGTGAATGTGTTTGTTATCAACTGTAATGTTAGCAAGAGATGTATATGTCCCAGGCTTTAAGATTACATAGTCTGAATTAGACAACGCAGTAAAAACAGATGAGTACGGTTTATTACCATCACCTACAACAGCAGTGCTGTTATTCCCGTTTGCAGGGTCTACAAAAGCTGCGCTAGGTATATCCCAAGTATTAGTATCAACAGGCAAAAATGCACTAAAATTATCATACCCCCCAGCTCCGTTATCTCTGCAAATAGTAAATATATCTGTAGGTAGAGGATCTGAAAGAGGGAATCCGCAAATTTGCGTGGTTACTGGAGCAGTATCCATTGTTGAGCCATCAGAAAATGTAATTACACAAGGATCTGATACAGTAATTTCCTGAACATCCATTGCAAATCCTCCCCAAGGACCTCCTGGAGGATTGCTTCCTTTATCCCAAGATGTAACTAAAAATGTAAAGTATTGATCTGTAGATATTATGTGACAAACTAGTTCAAGTCCTACAATATTACTACCAACACCTCCTCCACCGCCACCACCACCACCAAATCCAGCAGCAGCTTGAATGAAAGATCCATAATTTCTGCTCTGAATATCTCCTAAATTAGTAAAGCCATTTAATGTGGGATCTACAAAAGAAGAATTCCATTCAGTATCGCTAGGCCATGCAGCACTGTAACCTCCACCAATACTAGTTTCATTAACGGAGTTATACCATTGTCCACCACCATGATCTCTACTTAATTCAAGAACTCCTGGTACAATAATAGCAGGACCACTAGCTCCAGAACCATACGGAGGTTGTGAGAGAGAAGATATCCCACTAATATTAAAATTTTGAAGAGGACCTAAAGTTGCTTCAAGAGGAGTAAGTGTAATATTGCAAAATTCTTCGCAGCAATCTGGAAATGGTATAAATTCTAATGCATTCTCTGCAGTATTAACTGCAACTGCATAACCTGCAAAACCAGTATAGTCTGCAGGTGTATCCAGTAAATCTAAAAAAGTTTGTGGTATTATTGGTTTATTTAATATAAAGGCTGGACCTGATGTTGCAAGCCAGTCAGCATTTACCTGAGGAGGAATTGCTGATATTTGACATTGTAATTTCTGAAACGCTTCAAGAACCGTATCAGTTGCAACTATAGGTATGCAAGGACCTGCAACAAACCCGTCAAGAGGTCTGTCAAGTACAACATCTTTCTCAGAAAGTTTGAGAGTTTTTAAGTACCCTTCTTTATAATAGAGTTTGTGCCAACTAGCCAAAGGCAATGTTGGAGTTTGACTCATTTCCAAAAGTCTTAGTGGTACAATAAATTTAGATCCCATGATTTATCTTTTAAAAATTACATGTATTAAAAGTCTTAATATTACAAACACAACAAATACAATCACTTTTCATTCTCAGTATTTTCTTTCTTAATCTTGAAGATATTCATAAACATTCCTTCAAGAAGCGTATCTCTAGCTGTTAGGAAAACCCAACCAAGAACAGCAACAGATGCTGTTTCAATTAAAGATACATCAAAATCCTTAACCTTGCTAAGGACATACATTGTGATAGCTGTAAGCATAAGTACAGCTCCAATTGCTGTTGTTAACCAATTTTGCAATCTTTCTTTCATAACTATTTGTTTAATTGGCCTTTCAGATAGTACAACTCTTTAATTGTTTCAATATCCTCCTGGCTGTTTTGCTTTATTTTACTTTTAAGATCTTCAATTTGAAACTCAATTCTTTCATATCTTTTATTAGACCTATTAGAAATTATTTCAATTTCTCTTTGATCAAAAGTTCTAAGTTCTTCAATCATCAACTTTAACTCTGATATACCTTGAGAGTTACCTTTGATTTGATAATATGTTAAAAAGCCATACCCTATAATTAGGATAACAGTGAAAGCTATTTTACCCCAAGCGGAAATAGCATCACCTAATGTGGCCATTTTTGTTATCCTTCCTTCCGGCATCTTCTTTCTTAAATTTACTTAATAACCTTAAAAATTCATCACAATAATGATTGACATTTCTTTGAGCAAAATATTTCCACTTAAAAAAACAAAGCCATGCAACTCTAACAGCAAACCACCTTCTTCCTGCTTTTGCTTTTGGTGTTTTTTCTAAAATCATAAGTTTGTGAAAAAGATAATCAGCATCTTTACCTCCTTGCCCAGTGATCCACAAATAATCATGTATAAAACAACTTACACAAGGGTGTAACAAGTCTTGAACCATAGTGCAACCATTATAATCATCTAAAGGATTCCATCTAGGATCTCCTATAGCAACTCTAATTAATTCTTTAACCTCAGTTCCCATATCTAACCTGGATGCAACAAATTTTAAATGTTGCCCAAGCTCAGATCTAGACCAAAACTTATATGGTTTATATCTCATGACTCACCCTCCTTATCTTTCCAAATCGCCTTCTTAATACTATCCCAAAGATCAAACCCAAGAAGCATATTCATTTTCTCAAAAATACTTTTCACCTCAACAGTAGCCACAATACCTGAAGTGACCTTGGTCCAAGGAATTTCTGGAGCTAAATATTGTTCTGACACTTTTGCTACAATAATAGCCAATGGATAAAGTATAAGTTTGGTAATAATCCTACCTGCTTTTCTTGAAGTGATAGACTTTCTACCGTTTGCTTTCCAAGTTGCCCAAAGAGCAAGTCCTGTGTCTGTCATAATTAAAAATCCTATTGACCACAAAACAGGCTGTAGATCAGCAAAAAACACTGCTAAAAATGAGCATATTGCAACTATATATTCCCAAGCTATTGACTTCATTGTTATTCTGTTTCAGGAGTTAAATCTCCTGTTAATTTATCTTTAGCTGCTTGATCCATAAACGGAAGTGTAGAAGCTTGTATTGCAGCTAACAAAGGTTGTGTATTACCTAATGTATAAACATAAAGTAACGCAGCTACTTCTGTAGATACTTGTGATACTTTACTTTCTGCTGTTGCTTGATCATCACCAAGCCCCATAAAATATGCTACAAAATCCATTGTAGCCAACATAAGAACACGCTCTCTTTCTTCAGTACGTAACTCATACTTATATCCGTGATCTTGTCCTTTTTTCCATTGTTTACCTGGCATAACTTAAATTTTATCTAAATGTTATTGAATAAAGTTCTGCTGCTCCTGGATATGTATCATTAGGATTTGCTCCTCCTGCATTTCTTCTAACTCTTAAATGTAATTGAGTATCTCCTGCAAGACCGCTAATAGCAGCTACTGTATCTGTATATTGTAATTGACTTGTTCTAGCGTCAACAACAACTATTGTAGTAGTTACTGTTGGTGTAGCTCCAAACACATCAATACCATCTCTACCAAAATAATATTCTATAGTCCACTCTACTTGATCTCCCACACCAGGAACACCAAATAACATCCAATGTAAATCTATAGTAATAGTTCTTCCGTCATAAGCAACATTGTTGTTGTATAAAGGAATCATAGTTGCCCAAGAATCATCAGCAGTTCCTGCATAATTTCTATAGTGTCCAATTCCAACACCGTTTGCTACTAAAGCTGCACTTTGACCTGCAGTACCAGAAGATACATCTGTGAATGGAAATACCCATCCACCTCCACCTCCACCACCAGGTGTTTGCCAAGTACCTCTACCTTGAGTATCAGAAGTCCAAACTTTACCTGCTCCTTCTGTACCATCTACAAACTGAGCTGCCCAATGAGAACCTGCACCTGCATTATTAGCCGTAGCATACAATCCAATGTTATCTCCTGTACTTGTACCAATAGAAGAAAGAATTAATCCATAACCATCAGTATTACCTAACACACTTTGATTTTGTTGAATTACTCCTCCAATAGAATTTCCTGTTGGCAAACCTCCATTAAGACCATTTGCAAAAACATTAAGTCCTATTGCACTTGTTCCTGTACCTACCGTAGCTTGACCTAATAAAGCGGTATTTGAAGTACCATTTGCCGCAACACCTGTTATCCCGAAGTTGGTAGTATTGGCATTACCTACACCTGCAATTGCATACCTATCATTTACATCATTGTAAACAATTAACTGATAATCCGTAGTTGGAGCAGAGTTAATACCAACAGTCTGTCCATCATCTCTAATCTGACTATCTCCTAACGTATCTCCATCAGGAGTCCATTTAGGGATATAATTTAATGTTCCTGATCCATCAACGGTTCCCGTTGGTAAAGGAGTTTCAATAGGATATCCATTGGCATCTCCTACCCAAGTATTACCATTAGTAAGATTAGGAAGTCCTGCTGTTCTAAATGTATTAAATATTTGAAGATGTCCTCCTGTTGCATCTACTTTAAGTACTTTAGCTACTCTTTGGATAGCTGTACTTGCCCCTGTTGGTCTAACATTTGTCAAACCTCCTAGAGTTGTTGAAATATAAAGAGCTTGATTAATAACCCAAGTCTCTCCGTTAGGATTAAGAGTTGTTACAGCATTTGTAGTGTTAACACCTGTCAATCTACCAAACGTCATAATATGCTTAGACTCAGTATCATTAAGAGGTTCTGCTGTAAATCCAATTACAGGCATTGTACCTGCTCCATTAGCATCTGCTAATTCAACTGTAACTATATCATTATCTTCTCCTACTAAATATACAGGAAGTCCTTTAGCAATAGTTCCTGCTGTAGATTTTTTACCATTGATAATAACAGTTCCGTGATTTACTTCTTCTGAAGTAATAAACTGTTGAGTAGTTTCATCATAGTAAGGGTATTTTCCATCATCATTTTGAACACCTAATGATGTGTCAAAGTCTAATGTCACATCTCCTAAATCATTGAAGTTAATAACAGTAGTTGGAGGAGTTACTGCTCCACCCTCTAAAATATGAACATCATCTAAGAAGAAATCTGCTGTAGATGAACCTGATAGTTTAAAGAATCTTAAAGCATCTACAGTTGCTGGCAATACACCAAATGCAGCCATAGGTATAGATACTATCTGATATCCTGAAGTGTCAGTTGCATCAAATCCATAAATAGGAAGTGTAGTACCTGCAACATATACAGCATTACCAACAAGAGAGCCTCCGTTAAAGAACCCAATGTATAGCCTACCTGTAGTTGCAGACATATCTACCTTAGCTTTCATTTGGAACACTAGTGTAGATGGGTTAACTATAGTATAAGGAGACGCAGGAGTTAAAATAATCTCTCTGTTTGTTCCTAGTGGTAGGTTTGTTTCAATAGAAACAGTTCCTTGAAATGGGTCATTTGTAGATGCAAAGTTTACGTTTGTATCATCTGATGTTCCTGCCCACTCTGTAGGAGTACCTGCATTTTCATCATATACTGTGATTTCAGTTATTACAGGTACAGTTGCTCCTGCTGGAACTAAAATAGTTGCTAGTACAATCTGAGTAAGTCCATCAACTGATGGCGGCACAGGTACGGGAGCAGGTGTTCCTGCTATTGTTCCTACGGAATTTGTATCATCTGCATATACAACCCAATATTGAGGGTTTGTAGGGTCAGACGTAAGAGTTACTTGTGTGGCAGCACTTGTGTATTGAGTTCCTTGAATTACATATACGTGTGTAGTAACATCATATATTAATCCAGAACCTGACCAAGATACATTACCTGAGATAACTATATTACCACTTCCTCCTGTAATATTGTCTATCTGAATCTGTAACGAATCTATTTCCGCATCTGTAGCAAATGGATTTGTTGTCCCAGGGTTATTAGGATTGTTATTTGCACCTGTAAACCCAGGATTGTCTAATTTTCTACTTGATTTAGTTCCTGACATATCAGTTAATTATTAAGGTTGTACAAATGTAACTACTAATTCACACCCTGCTGTTGTCGCATCAAAAGTTACGGCAGGCAAATGACTTCCTATTGGAGCTTCCCATGATTGCTCCTCCCCAGGCTTGATTGTTCCAAAAAATCCTGCTGTCATACTTCCATCAGCAGTTCCTACATTAATTACAGATATAGAAGTACATCCTAATAGTGTGCTTCCTGAGTTACCTATTAATCTCAGTTGACCGCCAAATGTTATAAGTGTACTTGCAGCAGGGGTTGTACTTACAGGAACAGGATTAGCACCTGATACATCAACATCTCCTACTTGAAGGTTTGCATTTGCATTGAAGTTATCATGTACAGTGTTATCTACAGTAAGAGAACTACCATTATCTGATACAGGAACAACAGATGGACTATCTAGTATCACTTTAACTTTGCCATCAGCATCTGTTGCAATTTGCTGATCATTGGTGCCATCTGTACCTAGTGCTCTGACACCTTTCTGAGAGGCTCCATGAGCAACATTATCTGTACCAATTGGACCAAGTAACTGAACTAGTGTTACTTCTGAAGCAAAATCCTCAGCGTTAAATGCAGCTAATAATAAATTCAAAAAGTTATTAGCACTAGCTAATGTAATTTCCGTTGCTGCTCCTGTAGGAAGGGCAGAACTTGTTACATTAACTTCCAACGCTGTAGCAATAAAGTTTAACAAGTCTGTTTGAGCCTTGATTCCTGCCAATGTTAATTCAGTGGCAAGTGTTCCAGCAGTATTGTTAAGACCAATAAGTTGGTTTTCTATTGCAGCAAGTGTAACGTTAGCTGAAGTGAGTCCATTAACCGTGTTTAAAGTGTTTGTCTGAATCTGATCAAGTACTCCATCAATTGTAGTTAATAGAGAATTTGTTGTAGTTATTAGCACTTCAATCGCAGCAAGATCTACCACCATTGCATTAGTATCCACAAGAATACTATCCAACACAGCATCTATTGTTGTCAATAATGTGTTCGTTGCCTGAACAGTTGTGTCTAAAGCAAGACCACCTACTCCAAGATCAGAATCAATATTTTGTACTGCAGTTTGAATTGCAAGTAATGCGGCATAAGCTTCAGCATCAACAGCAACCGGTGTAGATGTTGCTTCTGGCTCTCTACCAAATGTGTTAAACTTAGCATTGAGAAGAGCGATATTAGTTTCAATAGTAGCTATATCTGCCGCTTGAGCAGCTAATGTTGTTTGTGTCGCAAAATCTTTTCCATCCAAAGAAACAAGAAGCAATCTAGCTAACTCTAATGTTGCTTCAGTTGCTCTTGTAGAAAGTGCGACATCCAAGTTAGCCGTGTCTAACTTTATGTTATCAAGAACTGTTTTTATTAATTGCTGTGTAACTTCTAGATTTAATCCTGTCGTATTTGTGACAAGTTGAGCTAAGAATGTATTTGGATTAATATAACTTATTGCTCCCGTTGGTGTACCCGCAACTGTTGATCCAGGTAAATAATACTGAGGAGTGCCTAAAGTACCTGATTGTGCATCCCAATATCTTACCTCTAACCAAGTTACCGGAGTAACATCACTATCAACAACCAAACGAACCTCATAGTCACGCATTGCATCTACTGCAGCAAGAACATCAAGAAGCGTTGATTCTGTTGCAAGTCCTGTTGCAGTCAAAGAATTAAGTAAATATCCTATTCCTGTGTTTGCGGTATAAAAATCTTCCCAAGCAGCTACTGAAGGATAAGGTGCTCCAAATTCATCCTGGATAGCGGTAAAGCTAATACCTGGAAATGACTGAGAAACATTGTTTTGACTGAGCGTTTCTTGGCGTAAAAAAGAAATTGTATAAGTTACATCATTTTGTTTCTCTTTGGTAACAAAAACATTTTCACACTGCTCTTCAAAAAAGTTACCCCTAGGGTCAACTATAATAAAATAGTTGTTTGATCTATAAATTTTGTAATACATAGTTGTAATTAAAATTGTTTTTCCTAGACCCCCTTCACTATAAGATACAAAAAACGTAAGAAATATTAAAAGATTATTAAAAGATTATTGAAGTCTTTTTAATACATCAAGTCTATCAGAAGGATGGAATATGCTTCTGAAGTTTCTAATACCTGTAAGATCAGCAAAATCTTTAACTAACTTAACGTCACCTTTTTCGTAAGGGCCTGATTTTCTTGAATAAAAAGCATCTTTCCAAACCTCTTGATAATACTCACTGTCATAACCAGGATCAGGTTCTTCACCCCCATTAATCATCATCGCCATCCCAAGACTCCACCCGTGATTGACCATTCTAATTAATGTATTAGCTTCTCTCACAAAAGGAACAGCTGTTGTAAAGTTTTTTACATACTCTGTAGATCCTGCCCCTACAGGGAACATAGACATTGCCTCCATTTTAACACCCCATATCACACGTATCATATTACCTGTAAGCATATCTATTTCTTCATCATCTTCATCTTTACGCTTAACATAAGAAAGAAGCATGAAAGAAAGAATTCCTAGCATGCCCATTGCCATTGCATCACGCCTTGCATGGTGAACTCTTCTCTTATAGAAATCTCCAATATCTTTTGTTGTGGTTTCACCATCTTCTCCTTTAATTACCATGGTATCAATTCCAGTTGATCCTAATTTCTCCATAACTCTAGACCCCAAGAAAAACTCTCCTAGTGTTGCCTTTGCGCCAAATAGTTTCCAAGACTGCATCACGGCCCTCCAGTACCCCAAGGAAGCCTCACCACCTTCCCAGTTTGGTCTTAAGTACCCAAACCTATTAAGCATACCTGGAACCAAGAACTTTCTAAAGAAGAACATCGCCTTTCCTAGAAGTGTAGACTCTTTTTGTGTTTGATCAGATTTGGCGTAGTTACCTTGAGCTCGTCTTATTTCTGAGTAAATTGTATTTCTAACTCTATTTTCATCTTCTTCACTAAAATCAACATCTGCTCTTCTAACAAGTTGACCTTGTTCATTTTTTGCATATGCTTGATGAACCGGCACATAAACTATGTTGCCATCAGAATCTCTTTTATATGTCTTCTCACCTGTAGTAGGATCTACACTTGCTATTTCAGGGAATCTATAACTATTCATTATAGCATACATAACAGTTACTCCAATTTCTGTATCACCTTTATCCTGAAGTAAGAATCCTAACTCTCCAGGAGCAGTCAGTCTTTCCATACTTTTTCTCTTACGACCCCCAGACACATCCTCATAATATTTAATCATATCTTTTTGAAGAGGATTATACATTCTATACAACATGGTTGAATCATGCAAATCGTGAACTCTACCCCAATCAGAAAAATAATTATGAATAAAACCATTGTAGCCATATACCATCTTCTTTGCCACAAGATAGTCTTCTCTACTATAGAAATCATTTTCATTTGAACCCGCTGCCAAAAATGCTTGAAGATTACCTGCTACGTAGTTTTTTGTCTGGTTAGCTAAATCAAAACCAATCCTTACAAATGCTGTCCATCCAAAAACAGCACCGGCAATCTTTTGAAACTCTCTATTTTTTTCCTCAGAAGTTTGTCCAGAAAGGAACTTTTTAGACTCAAACTCTAAAAGTTTAATGACCTCATCTAGTTCAGCCTTTCTTTTTTCCATGTTTACTTCAACACTTTCACCCTTTTCGTTCTCAATATATTGAACACCTTTAGTGGCCAATGCATCTCTTTGCATTTTAAGAAACTCAATTGAAGACTCGCTAATAGGAAGAACTTCTTGCATTGCAATATTCATATGAGCTTCAGTAGTCCACTGCATTACCGCACCAATAACATCCTCAGTCTGTAAATCCTCTGATAGTTGATCTGCAAACCTGAGTCTTAAAGACTGACCCAAATCACCAAAAACGTTTTCAACTTTATCATGTTGAGACTCTGTGGTCTTCAAGTGTTTATCAAGGAATATGTTTGCTTGCTTTTTAAATGCTGCCAAGAAGCCATTTCTAGCTACATTCTCTACAAGACTTGATGAAACACCAGGTACACCGTATCCAGTTTTTCTACCTTCAACCTTTTCCTGAAGACCAAAGAACATCTCTGTTAGAGCATCATATAACCTTTTTATGTCAGAATTGTTTTGTATGTCCAAATACTTTGGATTCATATTTTTTGAAGGTGACATTCCAGGCGTTATAACATACCTGTTATCACTATTAATCATCAACTCTTTAGGTAAAGGTATTCCATCAGGTCCTTTTATAAAGTTCTCATTGTAAGCACCAGGTTTTGTCATCAACCTTCCCTCAGCTTTCAAGCTTTCCATCTCTTGAGGATTCTTCTTAAGCTCTTTTATTTCCTCATTTTTTAATTCAACTCCATCAAGAGTCCAGTTACCCAACTTCAAACGCTTTAGTTTATAGTATTTAGGATTAGGAACTGTCTCCATATATTGATCTTTTACAGCAGGATTAGGAACATTCTCATAGTTAAATGACTTTGGCTGCTTGGTAGGAGCTCCGTGGTCAACTATAGATTTATATTTGTTAACATGATTCTTATTAAACCATTGCTCAAATTTTTGTTCCTGCTGATCAAACTCAACAGTTGCTGCAATCAATTCTTCTTGAGCTTTTTGTATTTCCTCTTTGTTACCAGAAGATTTTGCAAGAATAAGTTTATTGTTTGCACCTCTCATGTCTCGTAATGCTCTTTCTAGTATTCTATATTTACTTGAATATTCTTGAGAATAATTTTCATTTACCTGTCTAGTTTTTATAGCTCTAATTTGTTCTGAAATTATTCCAAGTTGCTTTTTAGTTTCCTTATCTAACCCAGATGGAGTTTCTCTCATCTTCTGAATTCTATCTTCTATCTTAGCCTCTAATTCATCAAGAGCTTTTATTTCTTCATCATTTAAAAACTTAGAAGTAAAGCGACCACCTTGTTTGTGAGGACGCATTATCTTTGATCTTTCTTCATACCATTCAGAAAGAATCATATCTTGAGATGTAAGACTAAAAAGTTGGTCATAAAGAGCACCTAAATCATCATACCATTCTTGACTAGGCCTTGTGATTGTATTAGCTTTTCTCCATCTTTCATATGATTCTGGATCATCAGCAAACTGAATTTTTTTATTTCTATCCATTGCTCTGAAGTAACGATCATTTGTATCATACTCATAGAGCTCATTAAATTTCTCTATACGTCTAGCGTACTCTTCATTTTCTTCAGCAGCCTCTTGAAACAATTTTCTCTGCTCAATGTCTAACTCAATAAGACGATCCCAGTCTTCATCATTTAAAAGAACCTCATCACCACTAACATGTCTTAAAAGTATCTCTCTTTCTAAATAAATATCTTGAAGCCTGACCCTTATACTTTCTGGAAGACCCAATTGAAGTTCATAAAAAGAGTCTACATAAGGAAGATTGGCATTAGCTCTCAACCATTCTATAAATTCAACATTAGCATTTTCTCTTTCCTTAACCTTTGCCTGCCAAGTGTCGCGTGCAGTTTTGACTTCACCTTCAGATCCTGTATCAAAAATGCTCAAGTATTGAGCTTTGAGTTGGTATATCTCTTTGTTTAGAGCTCTAATGTTATCATCAAAAGATCTATACGTAGTTTCATATTCCTCAGAGTATGGCTTTGCTAAAAATAACTTGTTCCTTTTGGAAAGCTCTGTTGCACCTTTCTCCCTATATACAACTTCTCTCCATTCAGAGATAGCATCATTCAACTCTTCTAAGGTGTATCCTTTGTCTAAAAGTTCTTGTCTAATACTGTCAAACTCCATCATTGCAATATCGTTTACAATATTTCTTCTTGCTGTATTTTCTTGATTTTTAAGCATTTGTGTAAATGCAGAAATACCCAAATCTGAATTTGAAACAGAAGCAATGAAAGAGTCCATTGCCCAAGTTCTAAGCAAAGAATCTGAATTCCAAATACTTTGAGATCCTAGATAGTTGTTAACACGGGGATCCAAAATGCCATCAATATATTTCTCTAAACTTCTATCAGACCCATCAAAGTCTGAAAGTATTTCCTGAATTCTTACTATTTCAGACTCTATCTTTTCTATTTCAGATAGACGCTTCTTTCCTTCCGGTCCAATAGATTCTTCAAATTTAGACTTAAAGGTTTTGCTTATAAAAGAATAAAAAGAATCTCTCAGTCCTGTTAATAGTTGCTTGCTTTCAGAAGATCCTTCTTTAAGCTCTTTAAGCCTTTCTTGCAACTTTAAAAGCTTTGGTTCTAATGCCATCTTTAAATCTCTTTCAACTCCTTTGAAAACTTTTTCACCAGGAGTTTTAAGAACTTCCATCCAGACTGTTTTTGCAGCTTTCTTAAAGTTAGCCTCAATAGCTGAAAGCGCAATTCTAATATCTACTAGTTTTCTTGCAGCAGGATTATCTGAAGTAATTGTATTTGTGGGATCATCTATAATCTCCCTCATAATATCCTCTAACTTTGAGGTGATTTCAGACAAGGTTTGAGACTTTTGGTATGCCTCAAATATTTGTTTTGTTTGACCTTTTAATGATTTAACAACACCTTTCTTTTTATTAGCAGTACTCATTATTTTTTCAAACTCTGAGAAAGATTCGTTTGAAACATCATGCATTAATTTTATTTCTGCCTCAACTGTTTCTAATGCTGTGTTAAAGTTTGCAGCATTTCTTACTGCCTCTTTATCAGCATGCGATGCTGTCCTAATTGAATTTATGATATTCTGAAAAGTATTTAAGCTACTCTTTCTTTCTTTGTAAATTTTCTCAAGTCGTTCATCTTTTGTCTCTCTAATCAAGGTGTTTATTTTCTGAAGCTGTCCCTTTACAACTTGATCTAAATCTTCAACAAACTTTTCCATGTTCTCTTGAGAAGGCCTAAATGAATACGCTTCCTCAGGATTTCTTTTAAGGCGTTCTTGTCTTTCTGTTTCACCAGGAATAGGCATTGCTTTAGAAAGAGCCTCCTCAAATTGCTTTATATGTTCATCTATTGTTCCCCAAAATGTAGGCTGCTTATAGTTTCTTTTTGCAACAAGATTTACAGCTTGAGCATAGTAATCTTGGTTTTCAAAAATATGAATAGCTTGTCCTTTGTATTCGTTAGTGTCTTTGTCAATATCATAAAGCAAGGAGAACACAGACTTTTTGTTAACATTGATTCCATTTTGTTGCAGCATTCTATCATACAACTCAAGTTGAACCCTCCAAGTATCAAATGTATTTCTAGGTAGTTTTGCAATATCCTCATTTGTTCCAGGTCTAATTACAAGACTGTAAGAAGCCTCGCTTCCAAGCTTTGAGAAAGTGAACGCTTTATCAATTACAGTACTTGTACTAGCAACACCTGAGTCAGGATCAATGTCATTTCTAGACTTGACCATGTGTTCAACCTTTTTTGTCTTAAAGTCAATAATTTGAGCATTACCTCCACCATCAATTAAAAGCATATCAATTCTACCAATAACTTTCTTATCATCAACAGACTGTCCAACAACTGTTATTTCAGGAAGCAATATTGCTCCTGTAAAGTTATAGTAGTCTAACTTTTCTACAAGCTCAAGACCCATCTTAAACATTTCATCTTCAGTTAGATTGATAATATCAAAAGGATTTTTCTTCACATACTCAGCATATCTTTTAGCAAAAAATGCTTCTGTGTAAAGTTCCTTTAAAGACTTGCCACTTCTAATAGAATCTTCTTGTGCGAACTCTAAAAGTTCGTGCATAAAAGTTCCAAATAATTTAAAAGACTCATACTCTTTTGAATCTCCCCTAAACTCTGATTGCCCAAGAAAACGTGTTGCTGCAATTGTAACCTCAGGCTCTGCACCTTTATCCTCTTTATCTATATTCTCTTTAAGAAAAGCTTGATAAGTCTCATTCATTGCAATAAGCTTATCAATAGTTTCCTGCTGAGCTTTACCGGCTCTAAGTCTTACCCTATCTAGCATCTCTCTTTGAGCTGCGGCTCTTGATAATTTAAACTTATTTGAAGATCTAGAAAGTTGCTCATCTTTTTCTTGAACCTTGAAATTACTCATGAGCTTATCAGCTTCCTCTATAGTAGGTATCACATTACCATTTTCATGGAAAGCAGCCATAGCCATACCTTCACCAAAATGCTCAACAAGCTTTTTCCATTCTTCAGTACTTTTATTTGGGCAAGAATTATTTTTCATTTTATAAGCATTTAAGTTTGTCTAGTATATCTTGGTTGTTATATCCATTTCCAGCCAAAGCATTAGAAAGAATTTTAGTTTGTTTCCCAAACTCTTCAAGATCCATTGTTTTGCTTGAGAATCCATAAAGATAACGAATTGCATCTTCAGTAAAGTTTAAATCATTTAAATCTTGCATTATTTTATTTTCATTTTCATCTTTAGCATTGTTTGCAGAGTCAGATTCTAATGCTTGGAAATAAACAAGACGATCATTAAAGTCAGGGGCCAAAATGTTATCTTCATCAAAGTAGTCCCACATTTGATAATCATATGCATCCTTAGGTCTACCCATCATATTAAGTTTCTCATAAAAGGCATAATTAAAGTGAGCTAACTTCAAACCATAATCTGGATCAGGCACTGAAATATATTCTTCTGAAGTTTCTGGTCTTAAAAAGAAATCAAAGAGATACATCTGATCTATCTCTTCTTCTGTAAAATGTTCAAGTCTATCATTAAAAGAACCTGTTAATGATTTAAATCTATCTTTAAGTTCTTGATTTTCAGACCATATTGCATTCACTGTAATGTAGTATGCATTCGCTTTTTGGTTGTAAAAAGTATATAGCATATCCATGTCAGGATACTTTTTAAGTATCTTCTTAAAGTAATCAGACTTATCAACGATATCTTCCATCACAAGTTTCATGTTGCCCTGAATCTTGTATTTTTTTGCTTCTTTAAAGTTACCTTCTGAAACCAACTTTCTATACATCGCATCATTTTGAAGCTGCTCCTCAGTCATGTAATCTCTTTTGTCAAGACTTAGACCATGAATATCAGAAGGAACAATCATATCAATATCATGAAGCGCATCTATCATAGGTCTATAAACAGTGCCTTGAAGACGGTATGCTAAAGATCCTGTAATAATATTTCCCCAATCACTAAACCATTTCATAAACCCTAACGCTCTTCCACCATCTTTAGCGTTTTGAGTTTCAATGGTTTCTGTATAGGACAAAAGATTAAAGTCTGAAGTATCTTTCTTAAGTCTTTTTAGCTTAGACTTGTCCCCTGCTAATATATCTTTTGCAATAAGATCTGCTTCTCGCTCTATAGACGAATAACTAAGCTTGGCAAGAATGTCAGAAATAAAGTCAATTATTCTTTGGACAACACTCCAAAACTCTGAATCCTGCTGGGCCTTATAATTTCTAACTAATGCTATACCAATGGCCTGACCAACTGCTTCTTTCTTGATTTTATATATGTCAATATTACCTTCAGAGGTTTTGTATATATCTTTGTACTGATTGAACACCCTTTCATAACCATCCCACTTTTCTATTTCATTAAACATAAAAGTGAACAACTGGTTTCCAGACTTCTTTTTAGAAATTGATCCTAACAGCTCAACAAAAGCATGTCCATACTCCTCAGGAAGAGTCAGCAAGTTTCTGTTCTTTGCGTAATAAATTGTTTTTGCAAGAACATCAAATACACCAACACTATCAACTCCAAACTTTTCTTTAAGGTTATCTATCTCCTTATTTCTAATTTTAAAATCTGAGAAATAGTCAATTAGCAATGCTTCAAGTTTTTTGTCTAACGGCTCTTGCACAGCTTGATAGTATTGGCGATCCGCTTCTTTTACTATCTCCTTAGAATAAATAGATAAAACTTCTGATACTCTAAATTGTTTTAGACTAGGATTATTATCAAGTATTGATATAAATTGCTTTCTAAATTCTGGAGCCATCCCCACTCTTTTAAGCTCAGCGTCAAGTTTCTTATTAGATCCAATTGATTTTACAACTTTGTTTACACCTTTTAATCTTTTTTGAACCTTCTCCAAGTTTGTCAGAACATCATCTACTTGAAATAAATAGTCATCATCAAAATCTTCACCGGCCCTTTCTGCATCCTCTTTAAGCATTGCTCTTGCTTGTTCAGTGTTGACCTTAAGTAGATAAGACTCATAATACTCTTCAATTATTTCTGGACCTGGCTCAAATACAACTTCATGCCCATTTGTTCTCTCAACAACATAAGCCATCTTTCCACCATAATCCCTAGCAGATCTTTTCAAAAGGCTTTGTGCAACTTGATATGACTGACCAGGGAATTTAAAAAGAGCATTAGACACAAATAAAGTATTTGGACTAACTTTTTTAATATTACCTGTTTCATAAGTTTTGACAGCTTTCTTTATAAGTGCCTTTTTAATATCAACTTTACATTTTAGTGCCATGAGTTCTTAACAATTATCTTCATCATTTAAATCAATACCAGGTTTACCTTTAGGCTTCACCTTGTTTTCATCAGTTGGATCTTCATCTAAAAGACCCTTAAGCATATCCTCTGTATCCTTAAACTCTTCATCAGTACCCACAATATTACCATTATAGTCTTCAAATTCCATTGAAATCTGACCAGCATCTTGTGCAGGTATAATTGGTTTTTCAGGCTTTTCAACTGAAGGCGTTTCAGATACATCTTCCTCAACTTCTGCACTTTCAGTTTCTAAAACAATGTCCTGAATCGTACCATCATAGTATCCATAGATGGCAACCAAGTTATCATTTAATGGAACAACCTTATCAAGATTGTTTTTTATTTCAGAATTCACCTCCACAGGTTTAACGCCATTAGCTGTGCCTAAAGTAATATGAGGATTTTCATTTGTTGATTTATCATTCTCTAACACAAGTGCATCAATCTTGTCAGTAATAAGTCTACCTATAACTTTTAAGCTTGTTCTTTCTCCAACCTGAACATCAAGTCCACCTCTATAAGAAACTGTCATATGATGAGCGTGTCTATTGGGCATACTAGTTGGGTACTTTTCATCCATTTCCTTTCTGCTTACAAATGCACCGGTATAGACAACGTTTCTTTTAGCAGGAGTACGCTTAGTATCTGGGTCGTTTGGATTTACTGTATTATTACCCTTGTCAATGACTTCTGTTTTTGATATAAGCCTTTTATAACGCTTTGCATCTTCTTTTGTAAATCCTAGAGGACTTATCATTTCAGACGAAAACTGTTTAGGTATTGCAGTGTATGTAGCTTTCTCACCTAGAATAGTCATTCTATTAGATCCTTCAGCTAATGAATTAACCAAAGTTTCTCCCATGTTCTTGTCATCTGATGTATCCTCATTACCTTGATAGACATAATAAGTATCTTTAATCTTAATTAATGGTGGGAAAGCAAAGGTATTAATAGTGTCATCATATGATATACCCATCTTTCTTCCAATCTCATAAATAGCAAGCTTTTCTTTTTTATCCTTACCATCAATAGACATATCTATTGTAAACTCAGCTTTTAGCGTACCAGGATTAAGATTAAATGAACTAGCAGACTTTTTAAATACTTCCTTTTTTTGTTTTGCTGTAAAGCTAAACACTGATGAAATTGCATTTCTGACAGCATCCTTTGCCTCTAAAATATCATCCTTAGTATCACCTTCAAGAATGTTTTTAACTAACCTTGAACTTTTGTTTTTCTTTTTCGCATCATAATACCAAGACAATCTTTTTATCTCAGGAACAATAGCTTCACCCTTTTCGTTTTGTTCAGCTAAAGAATAAGCAACTTGTGTTAACAGGTTATCAAAGAAATCATAGACCTCATCATTTGACATATCCTCTTTGCCAAAAAACTGCCTAACCTTTGACAGTACTATTTGCTTAGCTTTTGCAGAATCACCTTCTTCCAAAGAGTCAATTTCTTGAGATGCGTCTTTAAGTGATAAAATAAACTCGTCAATACCTTTTGAAATAGGTGCTAACAAACTAGGTGGAAAGAACTTTAAAAATGATCCAGTAGCTGTAATCATACCAGTTCTTGCCAACTCATGATAAAACAATCTTTTAACAAACATCCTAGCCTCATTATCTGTAGGATGGTTATATAGAAAAGCAAGATCTTGAGCTATTTCTTCAGCTAGAGTACCTTTGAGTTTTGATCTTTCATAAAGCTTTATAACTTCTTCATTCAATCTAAGAACTCTATCATTTGACATTGCATTAGCAGTAGCATCACCTTTTTCATTTCTCAGATATTTTAAGAACTTGTTATCTGAATACTTTGATTTAAACTTAGAAATCTCTGTAGATAAATTATGAGTAAACCAATAGTCTGGAGTAAATGTATCAAGTAAATTCTTGTCATCTTTATCTATAAGATTTTGAAGCTCAGGATTTGAAGATGATCTTGAACCTGGGAATGACTCTAAGAACTTTCTAATTCCAACAAATGCTGTTATTGTTTCTGCAATATGCCTTTTGTCTTTAAATGACTTTGTGAACAACCCTACCAAAGGCCTAAAGAATGGAGACTTTTCTAAGAATAGCTTTGAGGCCTGTTCATTTAGATCAGACAGCATCTCCTGCATAGTATTGTAAACAGAATCTTTTGAGAAGATTCTAGCAGCAGAGTCTATTGTAAATATACTTCTGTCATTTGTAATCTCATAAATAGCATCAAGTAGATTATCTATCTCAGTAAGGGTAGGATTTAGTCTCTTGAACATATTAGTTACCCTAGAAGCCTTAGTTAAAGTATTGCTCTGATTAACCTGATCAATATACATTTTTGTAAGCACAAACTCCATTGCTGAATCAGCAAGACCAGTTCCATCTTCAAGTCTAAGATCAAATCCTATTTGAGTAGGTGTAAGAGTGTTTGAGTTTAAAGCATCTTTATCAATTGTCTTAGGAGTAAAATCAAATATTATTTTTGAACTAATTACTTTGCCAGACTCAACATCATAAAGACCTGCAAGAATCAAATTTTCAAGAACATCTGGGTCCAACTGATCATACAAGTGACCAGAAAAAGTTTTGAAGAGTTCTTCAGTATCTGTAGATAGTGCATTCTTTTGATATTGAACATTCTGAGAAGCTATTCTTACAGAAGGCATGAAGTTAAATGCTGCAACCATTGTAGGATCTAACCCTAGACCTATCATTGAAAGAGTTGTGTTTACATTTACATCATTCCATTGGAGAGCTGCAGGTATAGGTTCTTTTGTAGCATCTGCAAACATACCCAAGATATTACCTATCAAAGCAATAACTCTTTGCTGTTGCTCATTAACATGTGAAAACTTATCCTTAATCACTCTCTTACCATCCTTATCTAAATAGTCCCAAACAACACCATCCTCATTAAGTTTAAGGTCATACTGACTTGCAAGAGCTAAGAACTTGTTCATAACAGCTGTAATACCAATACCATCTTTGTTCATTTGGTTTTCTACTTTAGAACTGATAGCATTATCAAGAGTATAAAGATTACTTTTTGTTGTCATCTCTTTCAAGTCTAATCCAAAACTATCTAGTATCTTGACAAATTCCTCTGTTGAAGCTCTTTGGTTAATGAATAGTCTGTTGAACACAGCTTCATTAGTCAAAACTTCTAGAGTAGCATCTAAGTTCTTATTCTGCTGTTTATAACTAACCATCTCAGAATATACAGGATCAGAGTTGAACTGATCAATACTTGCAGGAAGACCAGAATTTCTAAGAACATCCATTGTTGCTTGATACCCAAATAGTGCATCTAACAAATCTTTTGATCTTTGCATGAAATTAATCTCTGTATTCAAGTCAGCAATAATTTCACCCTTTTCTTTTCGTTCTCTCCAAGCATCTCTATCAAGACGATTGTTTTCAGTTCTTTCTTTTGCTTCTACATAGTCCTTTTTAATGTCACCTTTAATTGCAATTAAAGATTTTCTTCTCTGTTTAACAGCAGAATAAATAGTCTTATCTTCAACTTCAAGTGCCACATACATAAGATCTTCATTTGTAAACCCTAAAGCACCAAGAATATAATCTAAATCACCATCTTTTGGAAAACTAAAAGAACTTGTGGAATCTATAAGTTCTTGTTTTTTATCCTTAATTGCATCTTTAAACTCTATACTATTTTGCATAAAGTGTAACCACTCAATAAATTGTGCTGTATTTTGATCAGCAAGTTCATATCCACTATAGTCACCGTAAAGATGGAAATTACCTGCGGCATCTTCATAAAATGCTTTCATCTGACCAAACAATGAATCAATATCAAAGTCAGATCCAGAAAGAAGATGTATAAAGTGAGGGACAATTACATTATTAGATTTTGACTCATCTACAAAGTCAACAACCTTAATTGCAATCATAGATCTCTTATCCTCAGTTGGAATACGAACTCCAAACATTTTGTTTATTCTCGCTAACCAAAACTGTTTTTGACTTGGATTATTAAAAAATGGAGCAGGTACAATTGCTTCTACCCAATGTGTTTTGATACCAGTTTCTGGATCCACCTCAACACTGACACTTAAAGGCCTTACTCTATACTTAGTATTGTCAGAGTAAAGACTAGGATTTTTAGAAATTTCTTCAGAAGTAATTATACGACCTGTTTCAATATCTTCTAAGACTTCATATCCAAAGGAGCTTTCATGAAAATTCTTAAATCCAAAAGCCTTCTCGTCTGTAACATTGTTACTATACTGAGCCATAAAATAATATTCCAAAGTTCTTCTTATTACTGGAAGGTTTGGACTAAACTTAGGCTTTCCATTTTCTGTAGCAAAATAAGCGAGAATTGAGGATGCTGCTCCTTGAGATTCTAGTCCTTCTCTTATTACATCATATAACTTTGCAACATCAATATCACCACCCTCTCTGATCACTCTTTTAAAGTATTCTAACCTACCTTTCATTACAGCATTCAAAGAGTCTTTGTATTTGTAAAAACTGCTTGATAAGTCTTCAACTGCAAGTTTCTCTGACTCAGTTAAAGGTTTACCTTCTCTTATTGCCTCAGCTTCTAAGACTCCAAGTACATCTTTAGGATTTATATCTGCAGGTAAAAGAAGTTTCTTTTGAACGGAAACTTTTGCATAATCCTTAACACCACTTGTTTCTACCTGAACATATTTTGATCTATTTGGAACTGGAACTGATGAAAGATTTAGGTTAATCAATCCCTCAGAAGTAAAGTTAGTACCTACAGATTCATTTGACAAAACTTGAACCGGCAGTAATGTTGCATTTTTACTTGCTGAAGTATCCATTACTTGATCTACATTATAATGCTCCATTGAGTTCAGCATTCTATGAAGCATTTTTCTATGCGGCATAGGCATAAAATAAGAATGCACCTTGCTTGTAAGATTTGAAATATCTGCTTCAAGCATTGAAATTTCTTGAGCAGGAGCTTTGATTTTTATCAGCTCTTCTATAGCTTTTCTAGTATCATAAATTTGAAGATACAAGCTATGTATTTCATCGTATATTCTGTTTACTGTTTGTCTACTTGCATTCTTAGGTATAACAACATAACTCACATCCATTCTGTCAATGTGGGCTTCTGAAAGTTTATGATAGACATTTAGTCCTGCCGTAACAGTCTTTTTAGAGTTTAGAACAATCTTCAAGGACTTTAGATAATTTGCTTCATCTTTAGTAAGCTTTCTGTAATGCTTGGCTATCATCAAGTGTTTTGCAGTTTCATCTAGCCTACCTGTTGAATCATAAATATCCATATGATGCATCAACAAAGAATGAGACTGACCATCATATGTTTCATGGAAAAACTTTCTATCTCCATCTACGTCCTGATCATACGCTTCTAAAAGTTCTAATCTTTGTTCTGGTGAAAGAGTTGGGTCATTTTCAATCTCAGCTCTATTATAATAAGGCCCTTTATCTAGATGGCCGTCATATATAAATGCTTCAATTGTATTTAAATATGCAACTTTATGATATCCTTCCTTTAAATTACTACCAGAAGCAACAACTTTCTTAAGACGTTTTACATAGTCTTGATTATTTTTGACATTCATGGCTATATCGCCATCCATAAGTTCATTAAGCATCAATGCATTTGACCAATAATTCATGAAGTGATCAAACAAAACTGACTCTAACACACTATCTGACCCTGCAGATTTAGGATAAATTGAATTTAACTTTAATGTTCTGTCTTGGAAAGGATTCTTTTTTCTTTTTGACTTCACACTTATGCCACTATCCCTCATGAAATCTGGTAGTAAATCAGACTTATAATAAATCGTTGGTTGATCAGTAGTTTTAGATGGAACAATAACCTTTTCTACAACACCTTGATCTACAAGTTTTTGTAAGTGATTGTCATATGTTTGTTGTGCAAAAGTATCCAAGCTAGACAAAAGTTCATCTATAAGTTCTACGGGGATGTCTTCAAACTTTTCAGCACCAACAAGTTCATTTGTTTCAGTATCTAAGATTGAACCACCTTTTGCCAATTCAATTATCTTGTCACGAAGCTCTGGAACATTTTCAAAAAAGTCTGACAACTTGTTAAAGTTGTAAGCTCTTAAACTATCAGCATCAACTTCAACAGTTCCATCAGGATTTAATGTCGCATTGTACTTGTTTATGTTTTTGTTGTCTAGGCCTAATTCATAATTTTCCTTTCTTTCAAGTCTACTATTCCACTCACGCTTTATCCTATTAAACTCTTGGCGAACAACAGCTTCAAGATCCTTTACAATCAAAAGATGCTTATCTTTATATAAAAGCTTTCCTTCACGTTCTCTGAGTGATCTTGTTTTATCTGCAGTTTTTACAGCAGATAAGTTGACAAAAGACTTATGTAAAGAGCTTGTCAGAAAGTTTGTTTGTGTTGCTTCAAGCTGGTGAAAACTTCTATCATAAACTTGTATAGTAGTTCCATCCTTGCCGGTAATAGTTTTTCTAGACAAGAAAGACAGCATGTTAAGAATATACAATGACTTTGCATCAATATCTTTAAACACTTTTCCATCTTTGTATTCATCTTTCCCAACTATCTGTTGAACACCCCCAAACAAAGAACTTTCAAAATTATTTAAGAAGAGTTGCATTTCTTTTGATTGATCTGTTACTTCACCCTTAAGGATTGGTCCTAACATAGGATTATCTAAAAAGAAATCTCTGACAAAGTCATCCCAATACATTTCATCTTCAAGTGCTCCCTCTAAACCAAGAGTTCTCAATCTCTGAGCAAGCATTGCCATTGGGTTGTATTTGCTAAAGCGATATATGGATTTTCCTTCAGCATTTAAAATAGTACTATGAACTATACTAGGATCATATTTAACAATATAAGCAGATGCACTTTTTAATATGACCATGAATCTTCTGATATTATCAATCTTACTTTCATCATCAAGTTTATTTGAAAATGCAGGATCAGGATTATTGCCCTTGTACATAGAAGTTAAAAGGCCCCCTAAACTTCTAAAGAAATCTTCCTCCAAGTATTGACCTTCTCTAATAAAGTTTTCGTTTAAATCATAGAACTCCACATGAGAAGGGTCTAAACCTAAAAGAGGTTGCTTGTATTCATTGTTATGAATAGCCATCAAAGAAAGTCTAATTAATGACTTAGGAACATCAATCCCAAGTATCTTCATGTTTTCGTTAAGCTCATTTGTTAACTTATTCAATCTAGACTTAGGACTAACGCTTGTTAGTATCTTACCCTTAGATGTAACTGTAATCTCTTTAATTAAGGATAACAATTTTCTGTGAGCATCCTTGTATACTTTTGTGTTTGCATTCTCTGAGTGAGAAATATTTATACTAGTGATAATCTGATTTCTTTTATCCCTAACGCTTCTTTCTAAAACTTTATCTGTAACTCTAAAGTTAAACCTCTGTTGAACAGGTGGCAATGGAGATGCTAACTCTGCTTCAGTTAAAGGCTTAGGAGTACTGACATTAAACATTTTCCAATTCAACTCCACATTGTTAAACACATCTACAAGCATGTTGTAAAGCCTTTTGTTACCAGGCTGACCATCAATCATTTTTGTAGAGTTTTCTATTTCATTATGCAAAGCCTCAAAATCAAGTCCGGTGGAAACACGCCCATCTTCAATCATAGTCTCTGCAAAAGACTTTATACTGCTAATAATCTTATCAGGAGAAAGATTAGAAGTAACCTTTACAACACTAGTAAATAAATGCTCCCCATCTAACATTCTAGGTATAACAGCTCCAGTTGCATCATCTATCTCATCTCTTCTTATTGTAGAAAAGAATCGTCTTACTTGAGAAACATATGAATCTATTACATTCATATTCCCTAGAGTAACGTCAAAATCATTAGACCCTTCTAGTTCTTGATTTGCAGAATTAGACTCACTATCACTAACCTTTAAGTTCTCATCATCAAAAATTGCCTCAACTTCATCAGCATTAACAATAACCTCAACATCACCAGATCTAATTAGATCCATACGAACTGCAGAGTCATACTTCTTTTTAACAAGTTTCTTAAGAATCTGATAAGAATACTGACCACTTGTGTTGTCAACATATCCTACACCTGTAAGGTTATATGGATTTTTAGTTGCTCTATTATCATATCTAGAATCACCAGTCAAGTTTATATCATCAGCCTGATAACCTTTCATTCTTGCACCAAGCATAAATCTATAAGCATTAAACATGTCGCCATACTTCTGTTTTATATCTAACGCACTTGCCTTAGTCTTTTCATTTTGATTTATGATCAAGTCAATATTATAAATGCTATCAATGATTTTAGTTGTTACATTGTCAAACTTATCGTCAAAATTGTCGTTAGAATCATCTTTTAACAACTCTCCAACAACCATATCTATAAGTCTGTTTTGCTCAGAAGTTTGAAGCCAATGAATATCAGTATTTCCTTGTTCATTTAAAATAATGTTTGGACCAGGTATAAGTTCAAACGCAACTTGACCGTCATACATATTTGATTTTATAGCTGCAGACTTGTAATAGCCAGTTGCTATTTTGTCATAAATAAGATCAATATCATTCTCATAAGCCTTAAACGCTCTAATAAGTCTTTCTAAAAGATCATAAAGAAAACCAATTATTCCTGATGGCTTCTTTTTCTTTGACTTTTGATTCATATAGTTTTGAAAACCATCCGCTAAAATTTCTTCAGCTACAAGTTCTGCCATTCTATCAATGTTATACTCATACCCTCTCTCTTCTGCAAACTTCATTAAAGCTTCTTGAGTGAACTTCTCATAATGCTTAGAGTCATTCATCACTGTCTGAATGAGATTTCTTCTCTCGCTGTTTGTCATTAAGTATCTAAACACACCATGAAAAGCCTCATGGAATACAACACCCTTTACTTTAAGTTGATCATTTAAATAGATTACTCTATTTTTAAAGAGCCCTAAAACAGTTCCATCTATTTTTGACAAGTCAACAACATCCTTAACACCATCAAGTGAAATACCAAATTGAGGTAGTATTGAAGACAAGAACTGAACCTCTGACATAAGCTCGCTGTCAGAAATTATCTGAACGCCTTCAGGAGTTTCTACAAGTTTGAATCTCTCAACGCGATTGAAGTCATCATCATTATCATCTCTTTTGTCTTCTTTTTGTTTTCTATATTCTTCTGCCAAGTAGTCCTCAATCCTAGTTAACTCATCTTTAATGTCAGCCTTAACCTCTTGACCTCTAGCCATATTTAATCTTATGGATTCAATCTGGGCTTGATCTGGCTCTGGTTCAGCCTCAAGCATTTGCAAATTCATATTTGCATCTATCAATGCATTATCAATGTTGATAATATCTTCAGAGAGTTTTGTCTTTCTATTCTCAGCTCTCTTTACTGAAGTCAGTGCTTCTTGCTGTTCTTTAGTGAGAGTCTTAACAGGGCTAGATCCCGCTTCAGGTTTTTTAGCAGGCTTTTTTTCTATCTTAGTATTATCAATTTTTTTCCTGTCTTCACTAGAAGTTGGTCTAACACCTTTAGGTTGAATTGAAACAGTCTTAGAAGATGCAGACCTTACATCAAGATTTGATAAGCTTTTCTTAAACCAGTTGTTATCCTTTTCATTGTAGCTTCCAACATGGATTTTAGGAATAAGTCTTCCATCTTCAAGAATGTCAAAAAACAAATACTCAGGCTTATACTCCCCGCTAAAAGTTGCATCTTTTTCAAACAGTTCAAAAAACTCAGCATTACCTACATCAATAGTTTCACCGCCAACTGTCATCTTCTTTGTCTTCAAAGGAGTGACTATTGCTCTCATTATCTCATTGCTAAACTCCTGGAGCAACTCGGTTTCAACATAATCAACTAGTTCAGACATTTCTTTTGTCTCAAGACCATCAATCTTTGATTTGTAAATGGTATTATAAAGTTCCATTACCCCTTCAATAGTCGATAAATCTAAAGTTTGCAATGCCTTGTTTGAAGCAACTGCAGCCTTTACCTTTTCACTTTTTGACATCTTTTCATAGATGCTTTTTATAACAGACTCATTAACAGGAAACCTGAACCCTAACTTCTTTCCTCCAGTGATTGCAACTTGATTAGTCTGAACTATATCTCCAGTAGTAGCCTCAGTATAAGGCTCAGTAAAATCCCCTCTCTTTGAACCATAAGGTCCAAGTTCTATTTGTAGCTTGTTCCCTTTCTGTGGTTGCCCAGTAGATAAAGAAAAGCTTAATGCATACTGACCTTCACCATCTTTTATTGCACCCTTGAAATTAAACGCACCTTGTTCTTCAAAAGATTTTACCTTTCTAGCCTTTTCGGCAGGTTTTGCAGTTATTGCATCAAATAGTTGAGAAATATATGAAGCAAGCATTGGAGCAGCAGACAATGCACCACGAGATTCTAATACTCTATGACCAGAAGCATTTCCTTTTTTGTCAAACTTAATAACAAAGTTTCTTGTTATTCGTTTTATGACACTATTGTTTATTCTGCGCAAAGTACCATCTTCAGATCTTTGGGACTCAATTATCTTTTCAATTTCTGCGTCCTCTGCTTTGAAGTGTTCAGCTGCCCAGTCTTCATAATTTAGTTGATCTCTAGCATAGTCAACATCAGTGATTAGTATTGGTTCACCAGTTTCAGTTTTAACCTCAATAAACTCATTAGAAGCAAGAAGCGAAACCATTGAGTATGAAACTTTTCCTCCAGGTGATATATCTTTTTTAATGTAAAAAGGAACTTTTCTACTGTCCTCCCTTTTGATAACATTGTTTTCAGCATCAACAGTTACAACCGGCAATTCTAAAGAAATAGAATCATCTACTTTTATTTGACTAAGCAAATCTTTTCTTTCTGTTTCATGTCTTTTTGAAGTAACAGAATATGAATCAAAAAATTCATTTGTTATCTCAACACTGTCTTTACCTTGCTCAAGTGCCTCATTAAACTTTTCTCCAACAACTTCTTTAAGGTTAGAAAGATGTGCAGATGCATTTGAAATAGATCTCAAGTCAGACTCGCTAAGTGCAACTAGTGAACCAGTTGAACTTTGCTTTAATGAAAGCATTTGAATTTGTTTTAAGTCCTCAACATTTGAAAGATCAACTTTTGTAGTTGTGTTATCAGCATCAACAAATACCATGTCATCATTAGAATGAACATAGAATATCTGACCAGTTGAAAGAACCTTACCCATTATTGCAAAAGAGTCTTCTGAAGCTTTTGGTCTTGAAACTGTAAGCACTCTTGCAGAAGGATTAGATTTAAGCTTTGCAACCTGCTGAGTAGTTTCAAATGTCTCATGGTTTCTATTAGATAAAAGTTTAAACTTTTTTTCATCTCTAGCTAAAGACTTCATTCTTTGAACCCGTGAATCACCTACAGGGCCAACCTTAACTGCAAAAAACTTTATGCCAGATTCTGGAGCTGACATTTTTGACAGAGCTTTTGTTAAGTCTGCTTGTTCCATTGGATCTGCAGCTCTAAACTTAAAACCTGAAACAAGTTCATCGTTTCTAAAAATTTCCTCACCGTTGTTAGTTCTTGAAAATACTTGTGGTCTTGACTGCTTATCTACTAATATCTCATCAGGGCTTATTGGCTCAAGTAAACCATCAGAATTTAACTTAAGAAGTGCATTTGGAGATTCTGATTTAGCATCTCTAACAGCCTCTATCATAGTACCATCCTTTAGAATAACCAAGTAATTAGAAAGACCAGCATAGTCTGAAACCTCTCCATTTATATCTATATACTCTGACTCAAATGTGAGCATCTTGTCAAAGGCCGCATCAACTATTTTGAATAAGCGATTTTTGTAAACATCATTCCTTGCAATGGTTCCCATCTTAGCAATGTTACCCTTAATCTCCTTTTTGATTTTTTCAGAATAGTTTGAACGATCTTGATCAGTTTCAAAGTCATTAAAAATAAAGAAGTTTGTCACAAAATTTAAGAGACTATTAAGACTATCATCACCTTCTTCTGCAATGAAATCCATTGTTTCAAGAGCCTTGATTTTTTTATTCAGCGTAGCTTTTCCAAAATCTTCTTGGGCTGAATTATCAGAAAACAAATCTCTGATGTGACTGATGTATGCAGCATTATCATCTATGAAGGTTACAGCTTTTTTTACATCATCTGCTTTACCGGCATCATAAAATTTTGGATCTACATCCTCAAGCATTTTGTAAATATGAGCAAAGTTGTGAACTGAAAGCTTTTTTTGCTCAGCACTTAGACTATCTGTTTTCAATATAAAGTTTGCTGCAGCATTAAAGCTTTTATACAATGAAGGATTCATTTTAATAAGATCCTCAACTATTGCTATATAATTAGTAGTGTTAGTTTCACAAGACATATTATCTCTTATTTATTTTTGACAACCGTGTATATCTTTTAATTTCTGAATGATTGAATCTTCTGTAACGTCTGCTTCAGTTGATTCTTGCTCAGCCTCAGTAAATTTAGCACTTTCTTCTTGAACTTCATCATCAACCTTCTCTTTTGGTTGAGCTTTGATTGAACTTAACCTTGTATCAAGATCTTGAATACTTTCCATTGTAAGAGCTGATCCAGTTGCTGTTGTTGTTGTTTCAAACAAAAGAAGTTGAGTTCCTTCTTTTATAGCCTCATTTCTTTCTTGCTTTTCAACCTCCAAGACATCTTCATAAGTAGTGCCAAGTATTGCTGATTTTTTTGCAGCTTCCAACTCTCTCATACCCTTAGGTATTTTGCTATACTCTTCAAGTGTTGCTATTGGAGTTTTTGAGCCCTTGTTATGAATTTCTAGCAACCTCTTACCTCTACTGACAAATAATTGTAAATCTTCAGAGAAGTCACCCAATCCTTTTTCAGAATCACTTAGAAACTGTATTCCAAACTCAACATTTTGCTTATCATTAACAAGACCCTCTACTATAACTTCTGCATCATTTAGTGTAGGAAGATTTTCTATCACCACTGATTGATTTGAATCTCTGACTTCATAACCGCTTTCATCATCACCATATATCTGGTACTGACCTTCTTTGTCTGAAGCTAGATTATCAGTTGTTTCAGCATTATCGCCCTCCTCCAACATAGATTCAATATCATCCATGTTTTCCTCTCCTGGGAAATATTCTTCTGGTTCTTTAGAAGGTGGTTGTTCACTTGCCTCTTCTTCTAAGGTTTTAATGTAACTTTCAGCCTCCTCTTTTGTACTAAAAGCCAAAACATCATCACTTGTGGTATCAGTAATTGGATTACCGCCTTTTTCTATGTACCAACCATATCCGTCCTGATAAGCTACAGAATACTCACCTTCTATATTACCTTGAGATCCTAATTCTTTTTCTAGTTCATCAATCTCTTGTCGATGTGCTTTGTAAATAGTACCCTCTCTATTAGAAAGTTTTTCCTTTTTTGCATTCTTGTTTGCAATAGAATTCTTTAAAGAATCATTAGCCTTTTGATTATCGTTAAAGTTTTTCCAATCTTCATCAGAAACAGCCTCTTTAGTTTGAGTTAAATTAGAAAGTTCCTCTGGGGTAACAAGATTTAATTTCAAAGCTTCAGATATAGCATCTTGATCACCCATTGTTTGAACTTCTGCTGTAGAATATTGACCAGACTCTACAAGTTTTCTTTTTGAGAATGACACAGGATTAGCACCAATATGATTTTCAACAGCTTTGAATATATCATCTAATACTGATTCTTGCATGTTTATATTAAACGCTCTCTTTAAGAAGTCAGCTAATAACGACAAGAAGTCTTGCCATACAGATTGCTCTCCATATTTACTAGGTACTTTTTGAAGTTCAGCTTGAAACTCTGGATTACTATATGCTTCTGCTAAAAATTCATGGATATTTGTAAATCCATAAAAGTCTGTATCAAGTCCTGTCGCTTGTAGAGTTTCTTTTGCATGTGTAAATAAATCTTGAACTTGTTTTGCAAATTCACCTTCAGGTGCATTGTTAAGTTCATTAGATGTCATATAGTGAATCATTTCATGCATTAGTATTCCCTCAAAAGACATTCCCAAATCAGCAATTGTAGGGTCTATGACTATCATATTATTATTTGCATCATAGTATCCAGGCGCATATGTTTGCTCACTGTTAAATTCAATCTTATGTTCAGGATTGATGAATGGTAAAAAGTTTTTGAGAACTTCTTTTACGTAAGGATGGGTATGATTACTTGCGATGGCCTTTTGGACTACTGATACCAAGGTTCCAGTTGACATATCAGAAATACCATAGTATTCAATAATGTCATCAAAGTTTCTGTCATCAGTATCTAAAATGAAAAGATTAGTACCAGCTCTTCCTTTTGTTACATCAACATCTCTTTCATCATAATTTTTAGTTTTTGTTCGCTTACGAGTTCTTTTTGCAGCTACTGCATCTTTTAAACTTTGAACTTTCTTATCTATCTCATCTTTGAAAAACTCATAGATTTCAATTTGCTTTGGTGAAAGTTCTTCACCCGCAAACATTTTTTCTGCAATAATATTTTTGGTAAAGTCATCTACCTCTTCTTCAGTTTTAAATCTAGTATAGACCTCATCTGAAACATCTTCAAATGTTTCTGGGAAGTACTCTCTATTAAGCCTTGCTATCTCACTATTCATGATAGTTTCAAGTTCTAAGTAAGCTTCATAAGCCATCTTAAATTGCTCTGTACCAAGATTTTCATTTACAACAACTCCCAATAAAGTATTATATGCATCGCTTTTCTTTATAGTATTTTCAAGTCTCTCTTTAATTTTAGGCATCAGTGAACTTAGGTTCTCCGCAAACTCATCTTCAGAAACTTGATCTAGATTTTCCTGCACAACAGATTGAGTAATTTGCAGAGAGGTTCCAATGATGAATCCTTCTATCATATTAAGCCAATCTAAAACCTCTTTTTTAAACTTTCCATCAGACATTCTTTTTAGAACTTGTCTATAGTGATCAGGATTATACAATGCATCTACAGCTCTCATATAATCTTTAGCATCTTGATCAAGTCTAATGAAGTCAATAATTTTATCAAATCCACTTCTAAGTTCTTCTTCAGAAACTTCAGTACTTATTCCGGCTTGCTTGTTTCTAAGATTTACAAACTTCCTAAATGCTTCAAGAGCTTTTTCATCATGCAAATCCCAAGCATCTTCTTTTTCTTTTGTAAATCTTCCAGTCTTAGAATCTCTTTTTTGTCTTTTAAACTTTCTACCTACATATGTATTTTTAACCTTATCTTTTTTCTCAATAACTTTACCAGTGTCTGGATCACGTCTTTTTGAAACAACATCTCTGTCATCCCAATACGTCATCCATTCATCGTATATTTTCTTTTCCTCTCTTTTCTCTTTTAGTTGCTTTTCAAGACTTGCTTTTAATTCAGGAGTAAGACCCCCTTCTTTAAGTTGCGTTTTTAATGATTCAATTTCAGAACCCAACATTCCAATCTCACTATCCATCATTTCTGGATTTGTCAAAACTCTCAAAGCATGTTCTGCAGAATTTGCTAATCCTGGAATAGAAAGTATGTCTTTAGAAACAGACTCTGCTCTTTCGTCAGCTCTCATAGCTTTCATTTTATTTAAGGCTATGATTTTAATTGCATCTTCTTGAGCATTGTGAAGCATTGTTGCAATCATTCTTTCTTCAGTTCCCTTTTCATACATAAAAGGATCTGCTAAATTTTTAGCAGTCTTTCTTACAGAGTCTACTACATTTGAATATTTTTGCACATCATCAGCAACGTCATTCATAAACTCTAAAGGTGATGAATACTTTGTTTCTGACAACTTTGTTCCAAACTGGGCCTCAAACTGTTCAGCAGTCATTTCCATTCCGGCATCTCGCAATGCATGCGTAAACATATCAATAGAACCACTTCTGTTTGCAGCAAGTGCTGCATTAAGCATCATATTGTCATATGCATTTTGATACTCATACTGTTTGTTGTTTGCAGCAGCTTCTGTCTGATCTATTGTGGATTGAACAGTATTTGAAAAGCTAAAAATAGCATCTTCCTTTTTTGTCTTAGAAGTCATTGATGCAATTGCAGCATTTACAAGATCAGCATCTCTTTGCATTTGATCCTCATGCTGTTGATATGGATTTTGAGTGCCATCTTTATATTGAGCATTCATTGCAGCTTTTTGTGCTGCACCTAATCCTTTTTGAAACAATCTTGTGGGACCATGAATAAGACCACCTGTTAATGCACCCATTAAGAAAGTTTTCAGTCCTTGCTTTGACCATTGTTCGCCAAGACCCTCACTAAATGCGTCACCTAAAGTTGATGATGCATTTTCATATTGATCCACATAGTAACGTGTCCAAGCACTGTTACTTGTCTCTTGAAGGTTTTCCTGAAGACCTTCTGTTACTTGAAACTTACCAAAGTCTTTTACAAGCTTTTTACCTAATTCATATACAGCCTGCTTTCTTCCAAAGTCTTGTGAGACTTGACCTATAAGACCGTAAGTTCCAAAAAATCCTTTCTTATATTGCTTACCTATAGTTTGAGTACCTTTGAACATTCTATTTACGTTCAAAAACTCTCCAGTAGCATCCTCCATTATTTCTTTACCAAACTTATTGGCCAAGCTGAATTTGCTAAACAGACCTCCAAATTGGAGTCTATTTGTTGCAAGAAGAATTGACAAGTTTGTTCCATAGTTTTTAAATGACGCTTTCATTGAAAGCTCCTGCATTCTTATAAGTTCTTCGGCAGGAGGAGTCTCTCCATTATTACGAGCTCTATAGTTTTTAACCATCTGATCTAAAGTAGCACCGTATGTACTAACTCCCTCAAATGATGCTTCTGTAGAAGCTAGGTTAAACTCTTGTCTGACTCTTGACAATCCCTTTAAACCAATACCTGTAAGCTTACCACCACTAAGACCAGCTTTAGCACCAACTGCAATCTTTTCACCATAACGAACACCAGTACCAACTAAAGGAATACCTTTAGCCATATTTTGTGCAAACTCTCCAAAGCTTTTTGATTTAACTGTCTCATCAAAGTTTAGAGAAAGTGTTTTCCAAAGTTCACTAAGCATGCCTCGTGCAGGATTGCTTCCTACTTTACCTGCATCTTTAACAGCATCAGCTTGTCCCATCTTAATATCTGTTGCACTAGCTCTAATACCATCTGTAGATGTGTCTCCTAGTTTCCAACCTTCACCAAGATCTTCAAGAAACTTACCTGCTTTAGTAGTACCTTTTTTTGCACCCTTTTTTAGAACCTGTTCTCCAACTTCTTCTGCAGCTTCTTTACCTACTTTTTTAAGACCAAACTTAGCACCAAGCCTTCCAAATGTAGCACCAAAAGCCGCAAAACCTGGAATACCAGCTGCTGGCGCAGTGGCAACAGTAATTAGCAAATCTGCCGCAAGCTCAATTCCTACACCGGCAAATGTACCTAATGCAAAACCTGCGTTACCTATAAACTCAGAAACTGAACGCTTGCTGAAAATATCATCATCTTCATCAGGTGGAACAAAGACAAAATCCTCCATCATGTCTTTATGCTCTTTCCAGTTGTATTCAATCATTTGAGCTTCACCAGGTTGAAGCTTGCTAGAGTCCCAAGAGAAAAGGGCGTTAAACATTCTACCATAACCTTTCCAATAGTCCTTAAAAGTATGTCCAAAACGAGAAGCAAAACTATCAAAACCTTTACCTAAGGCATCTCCCCAACTTTGTTCAGCAGTCCATCGCTCATAGTTTGTTGGATCATTACTATTAAAAGTGTAAGAGTTAAAGTCATCTTGAAATCTATATAAGTCCAGCTCTGGGCCAGCATAGCCAACTTCAGAATGAGCAACAGGTTTATTAAAGTCCAAAAAACTTTTAGGAGCAGGTGGTGCAAAATTTGTTTTAAAAGCATCATCTGCAATACCATTCATAACCTCACCAAAGTTTGACTTGGGAGGATCTGGTGTTACTTCTGGAGAAGTAAATTGTTCTGCACTTATATCATTTAAATCTGACGTTATATCAAACCCTTCTGTTTGCTCTTCTGCCATAATACTTTTAATTAATCGTACATTGCTAGACTCATTCCATATTTAGTCCAAATGTCATTAATAGTCTGAGAAACTTTTACAAAGTCATTTGGATCACCAAAGTCAACATGGAAAAATCTTTGATTCAAATCTCTTGTGACTTTTGCTTTAGGATCATATACTTCACCCTCAAACAACAACCCTCGTCTTCCATTCTCATCAAATGAACCAGTAACAGACCAGTTAAATCCTGAGCTCTTCATGTAGCTTGGAGCATTTACAGTTGATGTAGAGTCACTAGCAAAGACATCAAACAAGCCATAAGAAACAGGATTAACTGTATTTGCATCAGCATATGTAGCCAGCCTGCCCAAAGACCCCCTTCTAGCTTGAAGAGTTTCGTATGGTATTCTTAATGTCATTTGTTCTTCATCTCCTTTTATACCAAGACTTTTAGCTTCTGATGAATTCATATCAACAGATACTGTTATGATAGCATCTTGTGATGCCGGATCATATGAAACCTTCATTTGTTTTCCAAACAGATTTCTGAGATTTGTTCTATTGAGAGATTTTAGATTAACATCTTTTAGCTTGTCAGCTTCATACTCAACCTCAACGCCTTTTAAATCAGCAAGTTCAGCAATATTATACGCCTCAGATGCAGTCATACCAGTCATATTGTATGTGTTTCCAGTAGGCCTACTTCTTGAAGAGAACTCACTACTTATAGATTTTTCACTTAAGAAGTTTCTCTCAGCTTCACTGAGCCCACTAAGGTCATAGATAGGACTTCCACTTCCAGTGTATCCAACTATAGGAGCATCTTCAAATATTTCTTTCATGTCATCTTGCTGTGCAAGTTTAGCTATGTTTTCATAGTTAGCATTGATATTTTTTCTCTCCTGAACCAAAGTTCTCATGTCTGAAAATGCACCATCAAATATTGGGAAATACTTCTGTGCCTCAGCACTTTTACCAGACTTCTTATACATTGATAGTTTATTGCTTGCAAAATCATAAGTCTGCATAACTAGATTGTCAACCAAAGCTGCTGCTTCTGCAGCATTTTGTGGAGTTGCAACTTGATTCATATCTGTACCTCCAACCTTATTATAATATTCTACTAATGCACGTTTGTCTTGATCATTTAAAACAACATTTTGCCCTTCTGACATTTTCCTAACTTTGGCAATTGTAGGAACATATTTACCATAATCAGAGTTCTTAGCTAAAGCTAGATTTACAATACCCTTTTCAGCAGCAAAAACTTTATTATAAAGATCACCTTTAGTCTTATCATAAGATGCCTCCAAAGCTTCAACACCTGTGTAGTTAGCACCTTCTTCTCCTGGCGCAGTAAACTGACCCATGTTCTCTTCACCAGGCATCTCACCTTTATTTACAGCTTTTTGCATTTCAAAGGCCATCTTTTCATTATGCATTTTTTGCTGATGAGCCATTTTCATTTTAGCTAATCTTTCTTGAGATGATATTCTCATTTGAGTAAGATAAACTTGATCTGCCTCCATATCCATTTTTGCAGTCGCATCTGCATAATTCATAGCCCACTGCATTGCAGTAGCTTGTCTTGCACCTGCAGTAAGATGACTATAAATGTTGTTGGATACATAGGAAGGATCTTCCATAATTTTTCTAGACTCTTCAGATGCATTTGAATAGTTCTTTTCAAGAATATCTCTTGCCTCAAGAAGTTCCATATATTCCTCCTTAACTTCAGGCTTATCATAAGGGAAACCATCTTTGTAAAGCTGCTTATAGGTTTCAATTTTATTTTCAACTTGTGCCAAATTACTCATAGAAAACTGAGCCTCATCACTTCTGTCTTGTTGAAGCTTCTTAGCCATGTCTTGAGAAATTGTATTAATAGCGTCTTCTCTAGAAATACCTTGCTCTTTCATCATGCTTCTGATCTGGTTTTCACCAGACACTCTTCCCATAACATCAAACTGACGATCAAATCTAGGTCCCATTACACCCATTGCCCAGCTTGTGAATGGTTTGTATGCCATTTCACCATTTTCTATCTTATAGAGATAAGCAGGATTTTTAGGATCTTTTGTACTATACTTTATACCCAAGCCTTGCTCTTTAGCCTGTTCTGCCAAAAACTTGTTTATGTCTTCAAATGGTGTAAAGTCACGAGGAGTGACTTTTTTAATTGAACCATCACCTCTTTTTGCACTTCTTAAATCTTCTTCTGCAAAACCAATGTCCATTGCAGAATAATCACTGTACATTTCTCTTTTTTCTGGATCAGTACTGTTTTTGTATTGATCCATCAAAGATTTTTGTTGTTGATGATGCTTAGTTACATGAATGTCATAAACCAAATCTTCATCTTGAGATATAGGATTTAATAAAGCCTTTGCTTTCTTTATATTTGTTGGATCAGATAAATCTACACCGGAAACACTATGTAAAGATTTTTGAAGCTTTCTAAACATGTCATCTCTAAACTGTCTATTCTCATCATTAGTAACTGGACTATTGAGAACTGAGTTATATAGACTTTTCACCTGATTAAACCCGCGATCATAGCGAGCTTGCCCAGCAGAATAAACAGCTGTTAGAAATTGCCAGTTAGGCTGATAAGGAACAATCTTCCCAAATTCATCTGTAACGCCTTTTATATAAGTTGCCATTCTTTAATATTTTTTACCCCAAGGTGTACCATAACTAGCACCAAACGGCATTGAACCACCATCTTCGCGTGTTGACATCATCATTGGATTTGTCCTTTGATTTAGAGCAGCTTGAGCATAGCTTCTAGTTTGATTATTATTGCTTCTACCTCTTGCGTAGCATTCTCTTTGAGCATTTTCAGCAAACTCATGGGCATTTTTAGTTTTCTTTTCATCGTCCATCTCTATGGATGTAGATTGCATATATTGATTATATGCCCTCTCATACTCACCAAAACAATCACTTGTCAAACTTTGAGGATCAGAAGTATCTTCAAGAGGATCTTTATAGTTACCAGAAGCATCCCAAGTTCTACCCATGTTGAATCTATTTGGATACTTAGCTTGTGGATACAAGTATCTTAGCAACTCATCGTTATATCTGTTTTCCTCCCCTTTGTTATACATCTCAGTCATTAATGCACGTTTTGCATTTTGTGCATTTGTAAGATTCTGACCAAATATAGCACTTTCATCTCCAAATGTTTTTCTCATTGCAAGATTTCTTTGTGCAGTATCTTGATCTAATTGAGACTTTTGCCCATAAGCTGTGTTAAGTCTATCAACATTTCTTGTTGCTACACCTGCTATATCTTGAGCAAGTTGATTCAAGAAAGTACCTTGAGCTCCCAGGGATGCTGCTGCTGCAGCATTACCAGACATCGTATTTGCCAAAAGATTGTTATACTGATTGGACATACCTGTTGTCGCAGCAATTAGTGTGTCTGGACTTTCTAGTGCATAACCAAAAGGAGCCGGCCCCATTTGATATAGATTAGGCCTTCCCTTATATATCTTTTGACCAGCTGCTGTCAGATAGTTTCTGATGTCATTACCAAACCAAGTGTCTGGAGCAGGAGCCTCTTCTTCAAGTATTTCGCCTTCTGCTTCACAAATCTTTTGAACACTCCCTAAATCTTCATACCCTTCACTAACTGCACCACTTGGAGGAGTAGGACTCTCACCTTCTTTTACAGTAATTGGATCACTAACTCTCTTACCACTTTCGTCTTCAATACAGTAGTAAAAGGTTTTTGTTCCAGGTTCTGGCGGATCTACGACCTCCTCTTCTTTAGGAGCCGCAACAAGTCTTTGTTGAATGTATGTATCTCCAGGCCAAACATTGCCCTCTATATATGTAATAGGTCTTCCACCACGACTTTGATCTGTAACACCTGTAGGGTTAATATCTAGGCCTGCCTTTCTAAATCTGTCTCTAAATTCAGGGTTTTGTAAAACGTCCTGCATTGCTTGATAAGAAGCTTCATATCTTCTGAGATCATTGTCATCCATTGCTTCACGACCCATTTGTTCCATTATGGATCTGTAATAGTCACCTCTTCCTGTGAGTTTTTTACCGCTTTCAGAATAACTCTTATCCCAATAATCATCTTGCAAAAAGTCACTATCGGCATAGATAGAAGATATAAGAGAAGTTTCTTCATTACCTCTAATGAGATTTTCAACAAACTGTTCTTTTGTCATTCCTCTTAAATCTGCAAGTGCTGTAGCATCAGGTGCATTACGTGGATTCCAATATCCTACATTATTTGGATCATCAAACTTACCTTGATCAACAAGAGGGTCAGTTACAATTTTTTGATAATCATCCCACATTTCGTCAATCATATCTTGACTCTTAGGATCATTCATCAAATCTTTAAATTTCTGAGAAGTGTTAACATATTTTCCTTCCCAGTCTTCTTCATACCATTGATCACCAATATATCCAGCACCTCTTCTAACTAATGAGCCACTATTGTCATAAGTGTAGCCATAACCATTTGTACCAAAAGTTGTACTCTCTCCTGTTGTGGTATTTTTCATTGCGAATACAGACTTGTCGTCAGACTTTCTCAATACAATAACCTCTTCACCATTACCTAATGTTCTCTTGTACCTGTCAACTAAGGTTACAGTACCATCAGGTGCAGTATAACTAAACTTCTCATCAATAAGAGTTTCATTCACTTGACCTTGAGATTGATATGATGGCAAAGTCTTTTTTGTAAGTTTGCCATTAACCATCTTGTAGTCTGCCGGATTGAATATTTGATATCTTGCCATTTGTATTTTTTGTTAATCTATATCCCAAACATCTCCTGTTACAGGGCCTGGTGCTGGTCCTGGGGCAGGAGTCTTTCTAGTAGTTGTTCTACCTGTTCCTGTATTACCTTTTTTAGGCGAAGTTTTATCACCACCTGATCCAGATCCTTCTTCTG